ATGGCATTCAACCGCAAGAAACGAAGAGGACTTCCCGCCCCGCGTTCCCGCAACGCCGGAATGCCTTCCGAGCAGGACCAGGAAGCGATGCTCAAGGGGCTTTCGGACCGCGATGTAGAACGCATCATGCGGGGCGGAGAGCCGAGACGAGGACTGCTTGGCCGCATCGGGGACTGGCTCCGTGGATCGGGGGGCGGGGGCGGGGCGGATGAGGGGTTCATCGACACCGGCCCGCGATCCGTGGCGGCGGAGGAGCCGGACGACGCTCCCGGACAACTGTTCACTGAGGATGTCGGCAACGCCCCCAATTTCTTCGATGCGATGGCGGCTGGTCAAGTGCAGCCGCAAGTGCAAGTAGGGCGACGCCAGCGGCCGCAGCAGCCGGAAATCATGGTGAACGACTTCACGCAAGGAGGCTCCGGCGGCGGAGGCGACATGACGCAGGCTGATTTCCAGCGGCAAGTCCTGGAAAAGATGGACGAGATTCCGCAACGGATCGCCGAAGCCCTTGGAGTGTAAGAGCCATTGCCCATCACCTTCTCCAACGATCGGTACGGAAGTTTTCTCACGCGGGGCGTGGGGGACATCCTGTACGAGCGTGCCCGCCGGGTGAAGCTGGTGCGTGGGCTGACCAACGGCAACTTCACGCTCAATGACGCGGCCCAGGAATTCATCAACGTCAATGGGCTGTTTCACCACGTCCGCACGACGCTCCCGCTCCAGCGGGTAACGGTGAACCGGTTCGGGCCGGAGAAGGTGTATCTCCAGGCCGACTATCACCGGCGGCGGATTTACGGGACGTTCACCACGCCGTCGTTCGCGTTGGCGAGATTTCGCGGCTCAATGCGGTCGGTGTCATGGATTCGCGACACCGAGACGTTCAGCGACGGGCTGCCGTCCGGCGACATTCATTTTCACTTCCAAAGCTCGGCGACCGAGAATCCCATCAGCGACCCGCAGGCGGTTCCCCGCGAATGGGTATGGAATCAACCGGCGGCGGTCATCATCGTTGAAACCCTGCTCAACTCGTCGCCGCTGGCGACCATCGCCGGCCGGCTTGGGAAAGTCAACTCGAACGCGGTGGTGGCCGGAGGCTTCAGCTTCCCGCCGCTGTCCGTGCTGTTCAAGGATTACCAAATCGACCCCATTGAGCAAGCGGACGGCTCGTTCAAGTGGTTCGTGCGGTACATCTTCGTTGTGGTCAACGGCGGGTACTACCGGCAGCATCCGGTGTTCAACATCAACGCTGGCCCGCCCGCGTGGGAGACGGCGAACACGGTCGAGTACGAGACCAGCAGCTTCGCCGGAGGGTTCCCGGTGTGACGACGCTGCCGACCATCATCCCGGACGGAAGCTCGTTCAACGTCTTCACATTCGAGAATCGTGCCCTCATCGCACAGGCCATCGAGGCGGCGGCCGATTACATGAGCCGCCGCGATGATTTCATCCGCCGCCTCGCCATGATGCCGCCCATGCCCCCGACGCCCGGAGGCGGCAAGGGCGAGGTCCGCATCGGCATCGTGGAGTCCTACAGCGGCAACGGCGTCAATGGCGATCGTCTCTACAACATTCTCGACAAGGCGACGGGAGCACCGGTCGGCACCGGCATCCTGCCGTACCAAATCGACCATCCGGCGGTCAATGTCATCCCGGCCCCTCCAGGAACGGACGTGCTGTATTGGCTGGCACCGGAGGACCCGTTCAGCAACACGGTCCACATGATTGCCCTGAAGGAGAACTACAGCTCGGCGGCGTGCATCCAGGAGGAGCCGCTGCCGATATTCCAGCCTGCACAGGCTCCATCGGCTCCACAGACTTCCACGCCGCCAGCCCCGTCCATTCCGCAGGACATGCTCGACTGGCTCATCGCCAACGCCGCGAAGCTGCGGGGCGTGGCGACGATGACCGCCGGGGCGGTGACTGTGAGCACCACCGCCGTCACCGCCAATTCGCAGATTCACTTGACGCCGCAGAACACGTCGGGCACGGCCGGAAGCGTCTACGTCTCCGCCCGCGTGGCGGGCACCTCGTTCACCATCACCAGCACGTCCGGCACCGACACCCGCGACGTGGCGTGGCTGCTCATTTAGGGAGGTCACTTTGGCGGCTAATCCTCGATTCATCGTCTCAGGGTTCGGAGAGCCGGCCGTCGTGGACGCCGTGGACGCCGACCGCTCCGGCGGCGGAACTTATGACACCGTTTGCACGGCCAGCACGGCGGCCGGCGGCATCTTTCACGGTGCGGTGGTGTGCATCGTCAATTCATCCCCGTCTTTCACCACCACCGACACGCTCATCAATTTCTTCCACGACAGCGGGGCGAACACACGCTATATCGGCCACGCCGTCATTCCCCGCAACGACACGGCGAGCAACACCGATCCGCCGTTTGAAGTTCCGTTCACGCCGCTGGGCGGGCCTGTCGAGCTTGACCAGAACGACCAGATTCAAGCGGCGTTCATGTCCGGCTCCATGACCGCCCACGTGCGGGCGTTGGGGGGGAACTTCTGATTGCCGGACTTTGTGCGAAGACTGACGCCTTCGGGCAGTTACCTCGCCTTGGCTCCGCAGAACCAGGGTGCTTTGCTCACCAACGAGAACGGCATCGACTGCTGCTGCCCCACGCCGCCCGAATGCTTTCTCAAGATGGAGCCGTGCTCGTGCGGCCAGGATGACAACCGCTACACCTCCTGCTCGCATTTCGAGGCGGCGGCGAAGGGCCAGTCCTGCATCGTCGTCAACATCGCCACCTCCGGCGACCCCGACTGCTACACCGTCTGCAACGCACCAGTCTTCACTGAGCTTCCGCCGGGAGCGTTGTTCACCACCATCTCCGCGACGAACGTAAGGCCCAACTGTGCGGAGTGCTGCGACCCGAGATGCTGGCATCCTTTGGAGGCTTGCCACATCACCGGATGCTCGAACGGGGCCACGTCCCTGTGCTCATCGGTTCCATCAGGCCAGTTCTTCGTCGCGTGCGAGGACGTTCCGCCCGAGTTTTGCCCGGACGGCATCATGAAGGCCAATGGGACGTGCTGGCGTGTGAACTGCGACGTGTCCACGGCGACGCTGCCCAACAACGCGATTGCCCTGGTTCCAACCGCATGGTATGAAACATGCCAGGAGTGCTGCTGCCCGGAGCACTGCAACAACAACCACCACACGTTCTGCCTGCAAAGCTGCAACGCAACGCTCAACGTGCAGGTGGTGGGCATGAACACGACCGCCACCGAATGCACGAGCGGGCAGAACGGGGCCTTTTTCAATCCGACCACGGCGTCGGGCATCTTTCAGCGGGCGACGACCGGATGCCTGTGGGTGGGAAACGTCGGCGTCAATTGCAGCGGTTTCACTCCCTGCCCTCCTTACGCTTGCATTCCGCCGCCGACGGAGCTTTTGTCCAAGATTCAGTGCGGGAGCCATCCGGTCACGTTTCAGCCGGGCTGGGTCGCGAACGTCTGGGTTCGCATGAGAACGGTCGAAAACAGCAACTGCTTCACATGCTGCACCAGGGAATTTGTCTTCTTCAACAGCGGCAACATTGGCGGATGTCCGCCTCCGGGCGGCTGGCAAAGCATTGGCGGCGGGCCGGTGGAACAGGCGTGCGGCGGAACTCCGATGCTTGTCGTTGGATAGGATGCAAATAATGTTGATACACCACGCCTACAACGACACGCAAGGACGAGGTGGATTCTGGGTGCTTTATGCTGAAGTGGACGGGCCTTCGGCGTCTCTCAAAGGCACCAAGCATTACAAGACGACCGATGAGTTCCAGCAGGATTTGGCCAGGCTGTTCCCGCCGGCACCAACGGAAAGCGGAGATCAGTACGCATGGCCATGCACGCTGCGGGGCAATCCCAATCTTGCGACATGCCGGCAGTGCGAGCATCTGAAACCGACTCCGAATTGCCCCGGATGTCCGCATTGCGAAAAACTGCCTGGGGAACCTAACAAGATGAGGCTGTATGATGTCATCATCCGTGGGGCGTGCCCGCTGGGCAAGCACAGCAAGGAGGCTGTCCATGCCAAGAATATATGACGCCGCCGCCGACCTTCGGGAACGAATGGAGCAACTGGCAGGCCGTACTTACGTTGAACCCGCCGCCGCCGGCCGCACGCTCGCGGAGCGGCAAAACTACCTGATCGGGCAACGCAACCAGCTTCCGACACTGCCGCCGGCCGGGAATGTCGCGTTGGCCCAGCGGCAGTTGCAAGGCTCTCGCCGGGCGGGCGAACCGGACGACGTGTATGGCGGGCGGCTCGCGGCTCGTGGATTCCAGCCGGATGAAGTCAGCGACTTCATGTCCAACCAACCGTTCCGGCCCGTGCCGGTGAAACAGTCTGCCGTTGCGTCCGCACCCCAGCCGCAACGTCAATCACAATTCTCCCGTGGCGTGTACCAGCGTCCGCAACCGCAGGCAGGCCCCATCACGCCCGGCTCCGCGAGGGCGTTGGGGATTCAGACGCCGAAGGATCAGGAAGCCATCGGTCGGCAGTTCGCGGCAACTCGGGCGGCCGCACGCGACCGGGAAGGCTCATTGGCGATGCTGGATGCTTTTCACGGCGTCCGCAAGTTCGAGAAGCAGCACTATGACCGGTTCGCCAAGCTGGCGGACCATGTGAATCCAAACGAAATGCGGCTGCTGCTCGACCAATTTGACGAAGGCGGGAAAAAGGGTCCGTCCCTCTCGGACATCGAGCGGTTCGTGGTGTGGCCGAAGAACGAGGCGGGCGAGCCGATGTACCCGGAGGACCCCAAGGAACTGACGCGGCTGTACGAGGATGCCCGGCAGCGGCTTGAGGACTTCCAGCGGCGTGGCGGAACAGGGTCGACCGCACAGGCCGCACCCCAGCAGTCATGGACGCAGCAGGACATTGAATCATTGGCGGCCCAAATCGCCGGCGAGATTCGGGCGAGCGGCAGGCAGCCGACTCCGAAGGACATCCGCGACGAACTGGCGAGACGAGGAGTGCGACGATGAACACCTGCAAGACGTGCAAGCATTGGGAGCACCCACGAAGGCGGGAGCATCGGCCTGAAGCACAATGGGGAGCATGTAATTGCAGAGCCGCGACTGACGATATCGCAATGGAGTGGCCAGGGGACGGAGAGTTGCACACCGTCAGCATCTTCGGCTGCATCCACCATGAACCCAAGAGTGGGCCGCATGGCGATAACTGCCAATGCGTGCTCTGTCTTCACTGACCATGAGCACCCTCGACATCGACAGTGCGATTGAGAAGGCCCTGAAGCCGCCGGACGACGGTGGGCTGGACATCGATGGGGCCATTGAGCGAGCGTTGTCGCCGGCCCCGCAGGGACTCTACGGGTCCGCCCAAGTCTCTCTCGGCGGCGTCCAAGCCCCTCCCACGCCCGCCGGATATGAGCCTGCCGTCCAATCCTACGTCCGCGACAACACCGCCGACGTGCCGCAGTGGGTGAAGGACATCGAGGCATCGGTCGGCATCATCGCGGAATCATTCCCCCGCCAGCGGCCGCAGCCTGACCGCTCCATCCCCGGCGAGATGGCCAGCCAGTTCACCGCAGGCCTCATGGGCGACCTGCCGCGTGGCATCGGCGGCGTGGCCCAGATGGCCGGCGACATGTTCCCGGAGTCGGAGATTGCCCAGACGGTGGGACGGCTTGGCGGGGCTTACGCTTCGGCAGGGGAAAGCGTGGGCCGTGCATTGCCGCCATCAGACCCCGGTGAACTGACCGGCCGCAGCATCGCCGGTGGCGTCTCCCGAGCCACCCCACAAATTGTCGGACAGGCTGGCTTGGCCTGGGCCACCGGCGGCGGCAGCGTGCCTGCACAACTTGCCATCTTCGGAGGCACGGCGGCGGCACCCGTCGTCGGCCAGCAATACCGCGACGCACTGGCGTACTACGAAGTGAATCATCCGGACATGGACCCGCAGGAGATGCAGGAGCGGGCCAGGACGGAGGCGGGTGCGGCGGGACTCATCACCGCCGGCACATCGATTCTGCCGGGCCTGGCGATGCTCCAGCGTGTGCCCGGTGCGTCCACGGTCCTGAGCAACGCCGCGTCGCGGGTCATCCAGTCCGCCGCCGGGGAAGGCATCCAGGAGATGTCCGAGCAGGTGCTGACGGACACCGTGGCGTCCATCGTCCGCGAGGACCCCCAGCTCTGGCAGCAGATCAGGAGCCTTAACCCGGAGTATTGGGATGGGGTGCTTCACGCGGGCCTGATTGGGGCATTGACGGGCGGGGCGGTGAGGGGTGGGGTGGAGGCTCTGGGTCGCCAAGCTCAAGAGCAAGCCGACACAAAGCCGCATTTGACCTCCGAACCTGTGCCTTTATCCACTCTGGATAGTGAAAGTGAACCTCTTGAAGGTAGATTTTCTGTTCCATCGTCTACTCCGGGTGCGGGGGTTCGGGAACAATCCGCCCTTGAGCGTCAAAAAGAACCCCCGACCTCTTCAAGTCGTCAAGGAGCCATCGTCGAAACCGAATCCGGTCAAGTCGCCTCATCGCAGGAGAGTTCAGACGCTTCTCCAATCGACATACAAACGCCCACACCGAAGCGTAAACCGCAATCGCAATCAGGCTCCACATCCCCCAATCCTATCACCCGCTCCGCCGACGAGCCATCGCCGCAAGGACCACGCACGACCAAGGCGGAATTGTTGGCTTCAAAGGCCGAGGTTGAAAAGTCGCAGGGCAAGCGATACGCCGACAAAATGGCGAATCAGCGGTTTCGTCTGCTATCGAAGAACCCTGATGAGATTCACGAGTATCGCGTTGCCGGTTATGTCACACGTTCGATGAAAGGCGACAAGTACACCCTGCATCTGGTTTCGGACACAGACAGCAAGGATTGGCGGATCGCTGACACCATCGACGTAACAGACCAGTATGTGAAGGCTCCCTCTACTGATATATCTACGCAAACACCTTCAAAACCGGCTCCAGAAAATCCAAAATCCATCGAGCGTGCCAAGGACGAGCCATCGCCGGAGGGCATGACCTCCGCCCGCAAGGTGGACATCAACCGGGACCGAGAGGCGTTGGGCCTCAACTCTCTCGATTCTCCCGAACGCCGCACATGGAAATCGGTGCTGGAGACGGCACAGAATGAGTACGACAAAGAGAAGGTGGACGACTTCGCCGCCGAGCTTGTCAGGAAACCACAGGCTATCGACGACAAGCAGACTGCACCGCTGGTCATCCGTTCGGCGGAACTGAAGAACGAGTACCGCGAACTCAAGGCGAAGATGGCCGCGACCACCGACCCAGCGGAAATCGCCGTGTTGTCCGCCGAGATGAACCGCAAACAGGACAAGTACGATGTCGTGTCGCAGGCCATGCGTCAATCCCGCTCTGCCATCGCTCGCGGACTGACATTCAGCAAGGCCACCATTGACGAGGATTTTGACCTCATCTCCGTCAAGTCCCGTGCCAAGGCAGCTAAGGGGAAGGCGTTGACGCCGGCCGAGTCCAAGCGGTTCGAGGAGCTGACCAGCCAGCTTGAGGCCAAGACGCGGCAGGTGGCGGCGTTGGAGAAGCGGGTGAACGAGCAGACGGCGATGCGGGCAGTGAAGCAGAGGAACCGCTTCAGCAAGATGAGCAAGGCCGAGCGGGACGTGGAGTTGGAGGGGTTGAAGGCGAAGGCGTTGGAATTGTTGAGGGCGGGATGTGGAGTGAACTGATGGGACATCATCCAGTACAAATCTCAAAACATGGCCCAAAACTGGGCAGGAAGGCACGGAAAACCTACAAAGCCAGAGCGAAGCGATGGATGCGTAGGCTTGCAAACATTCTGCTAGAGGACGGGCCGAACCGCTATCAGTATTCACGCACAACATGGTGGGACTGGAGTTGATGAATGGCCAAACGCATCGACTGCTCCGAACTCTCCCGTACCCTCCACGACCTCGCCCTCAACGTCGGCTCACGCGAGCACGTCAGCACGTTCGCGGACCTGACGCGGGAGATGCAGGCCGTGCTCGGCGAGGACATGATCGACGCCGACCGGCTCGCGGCGTCCATCGTCGAGGCCACGACCGGGGCCGCACAGGAGCAGTCCGAGCTTCAGTCGAAGCTGAACCGGCTCAAACGTGAGGCACGGCAATTCCACAACCGCACCGAGCCGCAACTGCGGGAGAAGTTCGCCAGGCAGATCGACGAGTTGAAGGGCAAGCTCCGCAGTCCGGCCGTGGCACCCGTGCGGCGTGAGAGCGTGACGCTGAGCAAGGCCCTGGAGCGGCAGGCGTTCGAGCGGGACCTGCTCCGACGCAAGATTCATCAGCGTATCCAGGACCTCAAGCCGCTCACCATCATGCAGAAGGTGATGGAGCCGATTCACTTCCAGCGTGCGGCGTTCTTCGGCATGGACTTCGGGCAGGTTCTCCAGCACGGGAAGATGGTCCTGGTCAGCCATCCGCTGCTGTCCATCAAGAATCTGCCGCAGATGTTCAAGTCGTTCGCCAGCGAGGGGGCGGCACACAAAGCGGACAAGGCCATCGAAGACCATCCGCTGGCCCCGCTGGCCTACCGAGCCAAGCTCAGCCTGTCCACGGACTACGGCAGCAACGTGTCCAAGGAGGAGTATTTCCAAGGGCACTTCGCCCATCGGATGCCCGGCATCAAGCACTTCGCCAGGGCCTTCCGCGTGTTCCTCAACGCCGTGAGATTCCAGTCCTTTGTCACGGCGGTCAACTCGTGGACCATCGGCGGGGAAGCCACGGACGCGGAAGCAAGGATCATCGCCAACTTCATCAACGTGACGACCGGACGCGGAGCCATCCCGGACAAGATTGTCTCCGCCGTGAACGCTTCGAGCGTCCTGGTCAACGCCGCACGCTACCAAACCTCGCGTGCCCAGTTCATCATCGGGCAGCCGCTCTGGGGCGTCTTCGGCTCCCATCGCGGCAGTGCGAAGGCCAGGGCATGGGTCGCCAAGGAGTACGCACGCACCATCATCGGGTGGGCCTTGTACCAGGGCATGCTCTATTCGGCGTTTTACCTGTGGTGGGAGCAGTCCGGCGAAGACGAGGAAAAGAAGCCGAAAATCGAAGCCAACCCCCTATCGTCGGACTTCGGAAAGATTCGCATCGGCAACACTCGCATCGACACCACGGCGGGCATCGGGCCGTGGATCACGTTCATGTCCCGCTCCGTTCGCGGCATGACCAAGCAGCGGGACGGAGACATTGTTCCCATTCGGGGCAAGGACGTGCCGTACGGCGGACATGCCTGGGACTACTTCGCGTTCAACTTCGCCCGCAACCGTATGGCCCCGGCTCCAGGGGCCATCGTGGACGGCCTACGCGGCACCACGCCGGACGGGCAAGAGGCCACGCTCATGCGGCTGCTGCAACAGAACTTCGTCCCGCTTGGTCCACGCAGCGTCTATGACGCCATGCGGGAGGAAGGCTTGGACAAGGGAAGCGTGCTGGGTGCCATGGCCATGTTCGGCGAGGGCGTCAGCGTGTGGGAGGATCGGGAGCAGCAGGGCAAGCCACGTCGGAAGCCGGCGAGGCCGAAGCGGCCGGAGCGGCCAAGCCCTGGTTGATGATTCAATTGGGCAACTCCCGTCGGCATGTCACGCAGTACACCTTCCGCATCCGCTTCGCCTCCAGCTCGGCGAGCTGGCGTTGCACCAGTTGCTCATGGCACCGGTCCCACGCCTCATTGTCACGCCGCATCTGCTCGGGCGAACGCGGGGCGTAGGCGTTGAGGAAGTCCATGAATAGGGAGGCGGTCAAGATGCCTGATCCCCCTCCCGCTTGAAGCTCCGCTCGCCCCGCTGCACGCGGACGACGTGAACTTCCGCCTGGACGTTGGCGTTGACGGTCTGGGCAGGCGTACCCTCCAGCCGGTCAAACAGGTACTTCCAGAATTGGAAGTCGCCCGCTTCCGCAGCCGCAATGCCCGCTTCCACGATGGCTTGGGCACGGCCGGGGTTCTCGTTGAGAACTTTTCTGATACGGTCAGACAGCCCAAACGTCCCAGGCGGTTTGCCGGCAGGATTGCCGGAAACCCCTGGTGGGAAAGGCTTTAGGTTCGCAAGGCTCTTGGGATTGACGGCCATCTCTGCTAATCGTTGAAAGAATCTTCAGAAAATCTTACCACAACCTATTGACAAGTCCAGTGGTGGTGGCACAAGATGTTGAAGGTGAACCACAAACCGCACATTTCCGCCGCCAGCCCGTCACGCCTGGTTCACCAACCAGACGGGGGCGGTGTTTTTGCCTTCAGCATAAGGAGGCAATTGTCCGACACGTATTCAAATAACATGGGTTCCCCCGCACCGTTGAAGCGGGACAATCAAACTTACGAGGGACAGCGATGGAGTAAGCGCGCTGTGCTCTTTCCCGCCCGCCCTCTTCACTGAGCTTGAACAGAATCACGGCGGCAATCTCCGTGTGAAAAGTGAAAAGGCCCCTACGGGACCCGTTCCATGAGTCCCATAGGGGGTTGCCCATCAGCGAAGGCTGAGGTCATGCTGTCTCAGCATGGCCCGAAGCCAACGCCAAAGGGCGTAAAGGGCAGAAAGGCGGGTACGCACGTGGTACCTCCTCTCTCAAAGTGGCCCCGGCCAGCCGCCGGGTTCTACTCATGCCCGCCCCTCTTCACTGAGCGGTGGGCGTTTTCCCCGCCGATCCCGGTGACCCCGGCCTGAGGCGGCACAACTTGACAGCCAGGTCCACGGATGGACTGCTCCTCAGGGAGCCGTGGAGGCAATAAGGCGTGGCCTCGCAGAACTTACGCCAGAGCATGTTCAAGACGTGTGGAACTAGACCCTACCGCACGCCAGTCTCAAGACTGCACTATTCGTGTGTATCGGTGAGCCGCATTGCTCCGGCTGAAATGGTGAAAACACACGCAACCGACCGTACCGACCGACTGACGGCATGGCGGACTCCTGTCAAGCACAGGGTCTGCTCTCCCTTCTCTCTCTCCCTCTGGCATGTGCGGCATTCGCCGCAAGTGCAGCAACACCAACAGGTTATGACGATGGCCAAATATCCGCGACAATACAAATGCTTGAAGTGTCTCCGCATCATCACGTTGCAAAGGTGGTTCGCGAAGTATGAGACGATTCTGTGTCCGGAGTGTGGCGGCAAGAACAGTCTGAGCCGGGAATATTTGCACAAGGAGGTCCCGGCTCATGCTTTGATGGGTGACAGGCCTCAAGCTCCGAAGTCTGCTTCGCTTTCCCGCGAATCCCTGGATTCCCGCTGGTCCGCGTTGTTCCCGGAGTTGGACGGGATCGGGAAGAAAGAGCATGAATCCGCTCCCGTCGTCACGGACGCGACGCGTCAAGCTCAATTCGACCCGTTGGCGGACCCGCCATTTGTTCCGACACATCGCGAGGCGTGGAACACGCACCCGCGTTGGTCGCACTTGCCGGCGTCAGGGTGACTCTATGTGAACCTCGTCGATTGGCGGCTCCGGCCCGGCATTCTTGATCCAGAATGTGCAAAGGCCGTCTCGCTCCAGCTCGGCCAGATGATGCGTCTCCGGCTCGCTCTTGGGTTCGTGATGAACCTCCTTGAGACCTGGCGGCTTGATGATGAAACGATTGCAGTAGACCGGGCCGACTTCAATCCACGCGACTTCGCCGTCTCGGCGGATGACCAAAGCGACCGGCTTGTCGCCTTTGAACCCGACGCCGCAGCAGATGGCCTCTTCCTCCATGAATCGGCAGGGACATGGGAAGATGTGTTTCATCTTGAAGCCTCCATGGCCGGTCGCCCTGCCTTCGGCCGCTTGAGCTTCTTCAACGCATTCCGCTTGATGAGCACGCGGGACTCTCCCGCCGTCCACCACACCTCGACCACGCCCGACTCGATGTACCTCCACATCGTCGGCACGCTCACCCCCGCAATCTTTGCGGCCTCCTGCGGCGTGAAATAATCTGAGATATTTTTCTTGATTTGCTCTTGACTCATGTCGAGAAGACTGTATCATGTTTTCAGTCAGAGTCAACAAGGAGAAACGGACATGTACGCGATTCAAGTGACAGACCAGATGCCAGGATGGGCTTGGCGAATCCGTGGTTGCTATCCAAAGGAACGCACCACGATTGTCAAGGCTCGCGACCGTGAGCAGCTTCGGCGGCGTGTCCACCGCCTGAAAGAGACCTGGCGGATTGACCGCGTGTGGCACGTGAAGGGTACGGATTATTGACACCCACCAATCCCCCGCCCCGACGTGAGGTCGGAGACACGAGGAGAACAGGAAAATGCGAACCCAATTCATCAACTGCAAGACCATGAGAGACGCAAAGCGTCAGGCTCCGTGGGCCGCGAAGATTGTCAAGGTCGAAGGCGGCTACAAGGCCTTCGAGTCCATCGCCGACTACGAAACCTGGAAACGGCAGAAGTGACTGATTGACCCTCGCCCGAGCAAACACGAGGAGACATGACATGAAAACCGAGCATTCCAAGTTCACGATTCAAGCTGACCGATGGGTGACAAGCGAGGGTGAGTGGCAGGTGTTCCGCATTGTGAACAAGGTAGGAGCCACCATCGCTCAGACCAGCGACGCATTTTGGGCCGATTTCATCATGAAGGCGGCCAATGACCTTGCGAAAGTGACTGATTGACCATCGCCCGCCCCCACCCCTTCACGCGGTGGGCCAGGGCATCGGCCAATAGGGGACGATGAGACAAAGGGACAGAACATGCCTGATTACCTCGTATCGAAGCTTGCCGCAATTCTTCAACGTGCCCATGCCGCTGCGGTTGCCGCTGATCCTGGCGAGGGCAACGACGGCGGAACCTGCAACATGGACACTCCTGCGTTCCGCATCGACCGGGTAAAAGAGACGACGATTCAGAAAGCCGCGAATCTGGCTGGCGTCGAGGTCATGCGATTTGGTTGGCTTGGCCGGGATTCGTGGTACTGGCTTCGCGTTCCCCTGCTCGGCCAAGGCAACCGGCGGTCGACGATGATGAAGGCGGCACAGAAGGTTCTCAATGATTCCGCTCCGCAAATCCCCGGCTTCCACGCCTGCGGCTACTACCAGATGGATTGACCCTCGCCCCATTCCCCCACGGGGGAAGCGGGCATCGGCCAATGGTGGCGGATGAGACGAAAGGGATAAGACGTGAGCAAACCTCGAAAGATTGAAGTGCTTGAGGAGTTGGCCCGTACCCTCGTGGGCGATGCCAAGGGACCCAATATCTACTTTGTCACGGACCAGGGCGTCGTCGTGACCATTACTCGGTCGTTTGAACTTGCATACACCGAGTGGCGTCAACTGTCCCGACGTACGCCGCGTGTTGAATCGGCATTGGAGGACCGCAAGTTTGGAGTCATTGCCTCAGTTGCACCGGAGAGCGATGGGCCGGACGCCAAACTGCGAGTCTCTGACGATTCAGCGATGGCTGGATATCAAATCCACGTCTGACTATCCCTTGGCCCAGGCCCCCGGCCTCACCCGCCGGGCCTGGGCCTGTCTTGAAAGGAGAATGTGATGGCAAACGCACTCAAGCAGGAATTGATTGGCAAGCTGGTTCGTGTCGGCTCGTGGCCGCAACCGGTCCGTGTCATCAATGGGTCTGGGGCGTACACGTTCACCACCGGGCAGGCACTCATATGCCGCGATGAGCGGACTGGCGAGCAACGCCGTTTCGAGGGATGGGACGTTGAGTCAATCGTGGACGAGCCGCTGACCGCCCCCACGGCGACGGAGGACTGAGGACTGACCCGCCTCCCGCCCGGAGGCAGAAAGGTGTGACGAATGGAAAAGACTCAATGGCTTGTGCCGATGCGATTGACAATCTACACGCAAGTTCGGGTTGAGGCTGCGTCGTCCGAAGAGGCAAGGTCGCTCGCAAAGAGTTTCGTGACGATTGACGATGGACGACAAGTCGCCGAGTGTGTCTATCCTGAGGTGATCGGCGAAGCTGTCGAAGTCTGACCCCACCCCACCCCCGGCGGAGGAGTGAAGCGATGAGCAATGCGAATCCAAGTCCGCAGCAGCGTATGTTTCCAATCGGAAGCTTCATTCGTCCGAATGATGAGGCGATGCGACGCGGATTGTTTCCGTTGCGTGGACGGGTTAAATTGGGATTTGTTTCAAGATACTGTGCCGACCCTTGGTGCGTGTATTACAAGAAGAATCCATGGACCAAAGGGAACGGCCATGTGATTTGCGTCAAATTCATAGAATTGGACTCACAAGATGCTGCTACCCAAAATATCGGAAGCACTGAACCAGTGCATTGACGCTTCGGAGTGCTACAAGAATGAGCCTCCGTCATTCGAGCAGGTCGCGATTGCTCGCCGCATGGCGGATGTGCTGCCAAAGGCGTTCATTTTGTTGGAGGTCATTCGCGACAATCCCCATGCGGACCGGGACGATTGCAAATCATTCGCCAAGCTTGCGATGAACATAATCATGGACACCGCTGACCCGCCCGCCCCAGGAGTGAAGCGATGAGCAGGCGGTACATAACCTTCGAGCAGATTGAGCAGCACGCCGCCGGAATCGACAGGCAAATCGCTTACCACGAGCAGAAGGTACGCGAACTAAATCATATGAAGAAATATCTTGCCGACTTGGTGGCGAAACACCTCGTTCTTATGAACGAAGATGAACCCATTGCCGCCGAATGTGAAACCTCTGACCCGCCCGCCCACAGGAGCAGGACATGAGCGACAAACTGATTCACCGCGTCGAGATGCTCATCGACGATGAATGGGTTCCCGTGTTCAAAGGAGATCATGCGGACCGCGAGGCTGCGGAGAATTGGAAGAAAATCCGCGAGGACATGCACCCGAATCACCCGCACCGCATCATCTCGTTCGACCCATCGACAGCAAGGATTTGACATGCCCCTCTCACCCCGAATCGTGGAAGCGTTGAATGACGTACTTGGTAAAGCGGAGTACTCAATATCACACGCCAATTCCGACTGGCAGTATAACAAAGACATGCCAAAACTTCGCCTCGCCCGTCGCGTCGTGGAGGCGTTGCCGAAGGTGAATGAGACGCTCGTCGACCTCAGAGAGTATCTCAGAAGTTACGGACATTCTGATGTGATTGAGTGGGTGGACGAAGCCCTCTCCGCACTCCGCGAGGCGGGGGAGGTGAAGGCGTGATGTTGACAGTAAAGATTGGACTCGGCCGGAGGACTCAATTCTTCGTCGACGACCGTGAAGTGGATGAGCAAACGTGGCTCAAGGTCCATGATGAGCTTGGCATTCCGCGTCCGGTCGAGGAGGTTCCGAAGCGGTGCAGGACGTGCAAGCATTGGCACAGGAGCGACCATCAAATCGCGTTCGTCGATGTCGGGCAATGCAATCTCTTGGTGAACGACGAGATGCACAACTACGTATGTGTGCCGACGTGGAAGGCTCAGGAAGAATTGCCGCATCCACTCACCGACGCCAGTTTCGGATGCACCCACTGGGAACCCAAACCTTGACCCTCCCCCAGCCCGACTACACCAATGAGCACTGAAATAACCGTTCCTATAGGAATCGAGAAGCTGTCCAACATGATGTGTGGCTGCGGCTGCAACGAACTTGCTTGGAGAGCCATTCTTGCCGCACTGGAACGGGCAGCCAGCGACGGCAAGCGGTCGCCGCTACCGGACGACGGCCATGTGTGGATGCTGCACTACGTGCTTGATTACGCGAAGCTGACTGAGCACGGCAGCAACATTCAATGGGCATGGATTACCGATGAGGGGAGAGGCGTGTTGGATTTTCTCCGACAGTACGGAGAGGATTGGAAGGACTCCAAGGAAATCGAGTTTTTAGCGAGCGACGGATGCGTGCTCAGCAACATTTGACCCAGCCCGACTACACCACGGCGGAGATGGCGAAGCTGGCGGGCGTCAGCATGACCATCATCCAACGCCGCTGCGGCGAGCTTCGCCAGAAATACGGCTCCTTCGGCCGCATGCGGGCCGGGTTCTGGCTGTTCACCCGCGAGGAGGCCCAGCAGGTGCTTGCGATGGGGCCGGGCAAGCGAGGCCCGCGTCCGCCCGCCGACGCCAAGGAGTCCTATTCCGTCCGCGACCTGGCGGGCATCATCGGCATCCCCGAGTGGAAAGTCCGCGATCGGGCCGAGCGGCTTGGGCACGGGACCGTCCGCGACGGCCGGCTCGCCTTCACCTACCACGAGATGAAGATGATGGTTCGCCGCGAGCGAAAGCGGTGACGCTCACGGCGGGTTCTGCATGTTGAAAAGCTCGCGGTCAATTTCAATGACCTGCTCGTCAATCGAGCGAACCTCCATGTCCAGCCGTTCGATGTTCAGGGTGAGTCGCTGTCGCGTATCCGGGTCGCCGTTGCTCATCTCGCTTTGGAGTTGATAGCGGGCGTTCACGATTTGAATCCGTTTGGAGTTCAGTGCGTTCTTCTTGGCAATCAGGGCGTTCTTTCGATTTGTCGCCTTGATGGTTTGGGCGACCGAACCCGGTGATGGCTGCGTCGCGGCCGAGTCCGGGTTCGCAATCTGCTCCAGGAGTTCATTCAGCTTTTTGACGGCCAGAGTGTCTTCCAGCCTGGAAGACTCAAGGGCGGCAACTCGCTCTTGCAGCAGGCGGACTTCAATTTCAAGATCGCCAATTCTCTTGACGGGGGATTTTGTCCTCTCCTGGGGCTTGTTGTCCCAAGAGGAAAGGCCAGCCAATGCCCCAATCGCGACCACCATCGCAATCCACTTCAACGGCTTCATGTTTTGCCCCTTTCATTTTGAACAACCCGGCGGGTCCAAAGGCGGGTTACCCGCCGGGTCACATGGAGGAGGTCATGCCGACTCCTCCTGGCACTTCCGCCTCAGCTCCTCTTCGTCCGATAACCACTTTGCAATTGCTGTCATGCCCTCCGTGTCGATCCTGGCAATGGGTCCTTCCTCTTCGCCCCGGCCATCCCACACATTTACCCCGTCTTGCGACCACGTTGTCGCTTCTCCGGCATGGCCTTGGCCGGAGCGGGTTTGGTTTTTCCCAGCAGTTCCGGCGGGGCGTGAACCCATTCGCTCAGTGGCGGACAACCAGATTCAATCCATCGATTGAGGTCTTTCTTGGCGGCGATCCTCACGGGTTCGGGCTGCTGCATGAACCACCACAACGCACGGCTCACAATCTTCCGCTGGTGGGTGTCTTCGGAATTCCTGAACCGCTTGAACTCCTCCATGAGCCGGGGGTGAAGCTCGTTGTAAAAGCTCTTTCGGTCTTCTTTCCCATCGCCATCGTCATCTTCGCTCTGTGACATCGTGCGTAAATTACTTGCCCGCAAGGGCATATGCAAATCTTTGTAAAAATTTGTAATTCCTGTTGACACATATGCCGACATATGACACCATATCCGTATGCCGATTTGTGTCCGAAACCGAGAATTGGACGACCGCGTGCAGCGTCTTGCTGACCTCCAGCCGTGCCGCGTGAGCAAGCACGCCTTGGCGGAGGCGGCACTGAATGCCGTCGTCAGCGAGTGCGAGCGTACGTCAAATCCTGAAGCCTGGAAACGAATCGGCTCTGCTGCGTCCTCTCGGCCCACCGATGCGGACGCGGTGACTCCCTCCAGCGAGTCGTCAATCCGTAACTCACTGCCTAATTCCCCGTCATCCGTGACGGCTTCTCCTGCGTCTCAATCGGTTGCCGCCGACGAGTCGCGTTGTGCTCCTCCAGCTTCGCCTCAGTCCCACTGTGGCGGAGCCTTTCTGCCCCCACACGGCGACGTGGACGAGAAATCCGCGTCGTCGTTTCACCCGCCGGTTGGACGCTCTCTCAAGGTTTCCCCCGGCACTCCCGGCCAAGCCGCCGGAACCCATCCCACGGCCTGATCCGCTGTGGGGTGGATTTGGCCGCGTGGTTGGACACGCGACCGTTGCCAGCAGTTACGTGAAAGGAGCACTGCCGACGATGCCAACGGTAGCACGAAAATCCAAGAAGGCAAGAAAACGCCGGAAATTCCCGACGCTTGGCCAGATGCAGTTGGGGCCAATGACGCCAGGCAATGGCAAGTACGGCTGTCTGATTCAGCATGCAACAATGCTCGGATTGGAACGGCTCCTTGACGACGACAAGGAATACGTAGACAACGAATCCTGCCTGTTCATGACCAGTGAGCCGGACGTGAACACGCCGGAGAATCGCCGGTTTGCCATGACGATTCTCCGGAGGGTGGCAAAGCGTGCCGGATACTCGATTGGTCGCGACCGGATTATGCGGAAGGCGGTGCGTCCATGACCCGCCCCACCCCCGACATCGCGGAAGGCGGGCACACGCCGTTGCCGTGGAGACGCGATGGCTCAAGCATTGGGCCTGACCGTTGCACCGTTTACATCGTTGGTGGACCAGCCGGAAAATACCCAACCATCTTTGTCGAATCGCTCGGCGAGTATCCCGAACGGCTCGATGCCAATGCCGACCTCATCATTCGTTCCGTGAACTCTCACGACGACCTGCTGGCGGCGTGCAAGCAACTCACCGCCGCGATGCGTCAGCTGGGCAAGGGTCATCATCGGGAGGTGGTGTTTGCCGAATCCGCCATCGCCTCCGCCACAGGAGGTGTTCAATGAAAATCATCGCTCTCGAATCCAGAGATTACGGCTCGAAGGTCATCGTTGAATTCAACCAGGAAGAGATGGGGAAGGCGGGAATCTTCATTGGTCGTGGATACTCCGGACGTGATCCGAAAGAGCAAGAGATCATTGCGGGCCTGACGGCACTGTTGAACAACAGCTCAGATGCTCGTGCAATCGCTATGAATGAGGCAAGCATCGCCGGTCTTGCTGGAAGATTCCTGAAAGAGTTCGAGGGCCTCGTGAGCAGGCATTCAAAGGTGCTGGCTCATGGCGATGTACCGTCTGCTGACGCCATGCCCGCCCTCGCCACAGGAGGCAAGCCATGACGAAGCAGACGGCGGGGCCGAAGCAACGAAAGCCCGACAATGCCTTGCGTTTGTTGCTGGCATACGCCCAGTGCGAAGAGGCTATCAGTGACGTTGCCGACTACCCATCGGAAACATACCTCGCGACTCTGAGGAAGCACGGATACAAGGCCAATGGCCTCAAGACTCCTGCGGAGTTTCTTGATTCACTTCGCAAGCGTGCTTTGTCCGCCGCCCGCTCCGCCCTCTCCCTCATCCCCAAGGAGGCGACGAAATGCCCCGCGAACGATGGGAAGGTGGTGGAGGCGTGGACGTGCTTTCACTGTCATGAAACCTTCACGTCCGAAGAAGCTGCTGCCAACCACTTCGGCAAGCGTGACGGTGATACACCTGCTTGTCGAATCGATGAGGCCGAGCTGAAGCGGCTCCGAGCATTGGAAGATGAGAATCGCAAACTATGGAGCGACATTCATAACGAGGACACGCTCTACAAGACTCACAATTCAATGGTCGAGTCAGAGTTGAAGGGCTACAAGCCGTTCCGAAATTGCCGAACGATCAACGACGTATTCAACCTGTACGACAGCCTTGAGGGCGAGAAGCTCGCACTGGAAGAAAGGCTTGCTCAAGCCCTCGCCCGCCCCTCCGACGCGGGGGTGGTGGAGACATTGAAGGCGGCGTGCGAACTTGCCAGAGAGTTCATCGCGTCAGAATACACGGCGGACAACGATGAAGGCGTCCTGATACCGGACGCCAATGCTCGCAGGGTGCATGACAAGCTGTGTGATGCCCTCGCCGCCAACGCGGAGGAAGGGAGGGGCGATGCCTGACACGTCGAAGGAGTACCCGAACCACATTCGGTTGGCGTTGGATATTCTCGACCGATTCTCGTCAGAGAGTTACGAGTCATATGACGCCAATGCGTTCAAGTGCGTCGTTGCTGCCGACCTTGTTTTAGAGCAGTTCATCCTCAATGGAGCGGCCTCCGGAGAAAAGCCCCAATGCCCAGTGACTTCGACAACCTCTTGAAGCGTCATCCGACGCCGTGGCGAGTCATCAGGGATGAACTTGGTTCAAGCGTCATCGTTGACGCGAAAGGCGAGATGGTTCCGTGCGAGCCGGAGACGGACGAGGTTATCTGTGCCTCTGTCAACGTCGCGAGCCGTCTGCTTCGCACCCGAGACGGGATGCTGATTGGACATGATGACCAAGTGTTCGACGACCACGGAAAGTCGTGGACGACCAAGACTGTTCTGTACGACCCAATGAGTCGTGGCGGCGACACCGATGAAGTCGGCTATGCGTGGAAGTCGCCGGAATTCTGCTGGTCATTCAAGCTCGCCATCGACCTCCCCGCCGCAGCCCGGCTCCTGCGGAAGTGCATGGAAGAAGAGAAGCCGGTTTCGGAGGACACGCAATGAACAAAGGCCCTAACTACCAGGAACTCGTCACGCACATCCGCCCGACGTGGAAGCAGAAATCCGTTGCGGCGGAGCAGCCGTGCGAGGACGTGGCACTCGGCCGACTCGCCAATGACATCGCCGAGCATGACGGCAACCTGTCCATGCCGTTCGAGGCCGTCAGTGTTCACAACCAGGACTGGGTGGAGAACGCCGTGGAGCGGGCGGTGCGGCGGGTGATGCTGTACCAGCACGGCGACCTTCCCAAGCAGGTGCTCATCCAGCTCAAGCCCAGGAACGATGAGATCGTGTACGAGAACGTCGTCTCCGTCACGAACAACCTGGAGGTGCGGTTCACGATGGCGTGCAGGCCGTTCGTGAAGGGCGGGTTCACGTTCGTGGTGTATGACGTGGAGGAGGTGAAGTGATGGACCAAGCTCCTGGAGTCATCATTGGTGCGGTTTCCGGTTCTCTCGCCACACTTTTTCTGTTGTTGATTGTTGGAGCGGATTATGAAGGCGGCTACCGGGACGGGCAAATCGACGCCATCAACGACAAGGTGAAGTACCACCTTGTTGACCAGCCCGACAAGACGCGGAAGTGGGAGTTGATTGAGGAGGCTTCCAAGTGAACACCCTCGAAGTGCCGGCGGACATCTATGACGAGGCCCTTGCGTTCTGCAACGAACGGCTGCGTGAGCAGGGCAAGCCGGAGATTACGGAGTTGCCGGCGGGGTGGAGTGGCCAACCACGGTCTTGTCCATGCGGTAGGGCCTGCAATGTATGGGTTGGTTTAACGTCTTGGTCACCAAATGAATACAGATGGGAAAAAAGTGAAGGACACCCAACCCGTTTTGTGGATTATTTCGACGGACACGTTCCGAAAGGTATCGAAACCCTCCCCATCCGCAAGGAGGCCCCATGACCACCCACGAACTCCAACAACTCCGTCCAGGCGACCGGGTGAGATGGCTTGACGGTAATGACCCGGACACCGGGGCCGTGACGGCCATCAGCACGACGCACGTCAGCGTGCTGTGGGACTCGGGCGAAACTACGAACTTCGCGACCGTGAATGGCGTGCCTTTGATGGGGAGGGAGTGATGCTCGACCCAAAGGATTATGAATACGACCTTCCCAATAAACTCTTCGTCATCCAGAACGAAGTGGACACGTACACACACGTAGGCAGTGCAAAAGCCCACGACATCTGCGGAACCGCCGTAAGTAAACAACACTGCGTAGGCGTGTACAAGCTCGTCGCCATTCAAGTTATGGAATACCGGTCGTCATCAAGAACAATCGGGACGATTTGGAAAGACGGCAAGGAAGTGAAGAAATGATTAGGAGCAACCCAACATGCGAGGCCACCCCGCTTTCGACGACGACGCTTGCGATCCCGTGTGGCGAGTCAACCACGGCGTCAGAGGAAATCACTACGCAAATCGTCTTGCAGCTTCCGTTCGCCCAGTACCTCGCCCGGAAGGAGCTGAGTCAGTCCGTGCTCAAGGTGGGCCGCAAGTCCATGAAGCACCTCAAGGCGGCGTGGGACGAGGAAATCCAGACCGTCCCGACCGACGACATGATTCTCGGCTCCGCCCTGCACACGGCGTTCCTGGAGCCGGAGCAGATGCCCAACCGCGTCGTGAAGTGGACGGGCGGGGCACGTCGCGGCAAGGAGTGGGAGCAGTTCAAGGCGTACAACGCTGACAAGTACATCCTCACCGAGAACATGCACGAGCAGCTTGTGGGCATGTGCAAGTCGCTGCGGCAGCACCGTGAGGTGAGAGCATGGCTGTCGCACATCGAGGACGTGGAGGTGAGCGGCTTCGGCATGGTGAACGGCGTGAGGATGAAGGGCCGCATCGACGCCCTTACGTCCGACCCGCTGATTGACTTGAAGAAGGTCGCGGACGGCGACAAGGGATTGTTCCGCAAGAACGCCCTCTGGCTCGGCTACCACATCCAGGCGGCGGTGTATTGCGAGTTGTTCCAGCGTGACCGGTTCATCCTGATGACGGTGGAAAGCGACCCGCCCTACGACGTGGTTCCCTGGCAGATTTCCGACGACCTGATGAAGCGTGGCCGGCAGGAGATGCACCAACTGCTCGACCGCGTGGCCGACTGCATCGAGAAGAACAGGTGGCCCGGACGGGCCGAGACGATTGAAGTGCTGGATGACCCAATGGGGGTGAGTGACCAGCCACATTACGGACTCAAAATCAAAGGAGCGTGACAGTGAACATCAAGACGGCATTCCCTAGCAACTACATCAAGGCCGCAGACCTGCAAGGCCGCGATATCAACGTGACCATCCGGGACGTGAAGATTGCCGATGTCGGCACGGCACAGGAACCGGACGAGAAGCCGGTGGTGTACTTCGAAGGTAAAGAGAAGGGTCTGGTGCTGAACAAGACCAACGCCAACACCATTGCGGGCATCTACGGCGACGACACTGACCTGTGGCGTGGCAAGTCCATCACGCTGTTCGAGAGTCAGACGGAGTTTCAGGGCCGTCCCACAGCGTGTGTGCGTGTGCGGCTTCGTCCGCCGCAATTGAATGGGCAGGCGAAGTCGCCGCCGCCAGCTATGGCACCTTCAGGAGGTATGTCAATCACCGAAGACGACATTCCCTTCTGACCCCACCTCCCGCCCCGCCGACGCGGAGCGGGGGAGTTTGAACGATGACGCGGCGTGGCCGCAGAAAGTAAAGACATGACCAATCCAAACAAGTCGCATATTACGTTGATTCTCGACCGTTCGGGGTCGATGAATTCAATCGCATCGGATGTCATCGGTGCAGTGAATGGCTTTGTAGCCGAGCAGCAGGCTGTGCCTGGCGAGTGTTCGTTCACTCTAGTTCAGTTCGATGACCAAGACCCCTATGAGACCGTTTACGACGGGCCTCTTGCAAACGCGAAGAAGCTGGACAGCAAGACCTACGTGCCTCGCGGCAGCACGCCATTGCTTGACGCCATTGGCCGGGGCATATCTGACCTTGGAGCCAAGCTATCAGCCATGCCTCAGCACGACCGACCGGGCAAAGTGATTTTCGTGGTGCAGACGGACGGCTTGGAGAACGCCAGCCGTGAGTACGACAAGCCGCGAATCAAGGAAATGATTGAGCGGCAGACCAAGGACTACAACTGGCAGTTCGTGTTCCTTGGTGCCAATCAGGACGCCATTGCGGAGGGTGCCGCCATTGGAACAGTTCAGGCATCCTCGATGAGCTATGCCGCCACGGGCCAGGGAGTGCGGGCATCTTACGCATCGACGGCGAATGCTGTGCGTTCGTTCCGTTCAGGAACGGCTGCATCCGTGGCCTTCTCCGACGACGACCGCGTTGAAGCAATGAGCAAGTAACCCCTCGCGGCGTCCGGGCTAACCCCCGCCCGCCGCATTGACCGCCCCCGCATGAGGCGGGGTGAGATGGAGGTTGTGATGGCACAGTTGGCGACCGTCATTGCTCCGGCACGCGAGTTCACGTCAGCCTATTTGTACGGACAGATTCAGGCGAGCGATAGCCAGCAAAAGGCTGAATGTCGCGACCGTATCCTGAAGTTCTTTGCCGACACTCACGATCAATCAGTCTGTCCTCGACTGCTTTCGTTCCCGTCGGCAAATTGGTACTTCGAGAAGCAGTGCATCGACTTGTGGCCGTGGATGGAGTGTGTCGCGGTTGAACGCGACAGTCGCGTATATCGAGTCGCTGTGCAGCGAATGCCGGGGCCACGCACCACCATTGGTCAGCTTGATTTGGGATACGGACTCGTTCCGTGTGCTGAGAGCGGGCCACACCGAATTGCCTTATGCCACCTCTCCGCATTATTGCAATCAACCCGAATGGGAAAGAGCAAAAACAAGCAACGACAATTCGTCAACCAGTGGAAGCGATGGACGATGATTTGGCTCGACATCAATTCGCAGATTTGCGAGGAGGTCGAGAAGTGCGTAATCCGACTCTCAGCGTTCTGTGATTACAGGATTCCGTGTGTGCCTGTGGCGGTAACGTTCTTTGGCGAACGTGGAACGTCGGATATCAAGAACAAGTTGTATCTGCTTCAGTCTGACCGTGTGGATTACATGGTTCGCCTGTTAGAAACGAACCGTCATCGTGCATGGGTGACGGATGATGTATTCGCCTATGAGACGCCGGGCGGAACAACACTTACCACGGTTGTGGGTCGCTTGTTATTGAGAAATCCCCGCTCATGCTCACCCGCCTCCTCAACCCCTCGCCGCACTGGAGCGACGCCATGCTGGAGCCGGCCCTGACCATCGGAGGGACCCTGATGGTGCTGCTGGTCGCGGCGAGAGTCATCAAGCCGAAAGGATTCGAGATGCCACGATGCCCGAAGTGTGGAAGCGAAGTAAAGAGCAAGCCGGGAACCCCAATCGTCGAGCACACGCCGCACACCATCTCCTCGACCGGGAGAGTGTTCCCGCCGGTGGACGTGCCGGACCCGTGGGATGGCGGGTGCCCGGCGGATACGGAGATGGAGTGGACGGGGAGGGAACTTTCGGAATGAAGATTCAAACGAAAAACCCGTCTCCCGCTGGCTGCAAGGTGTTGGTGACATCCGGCCAGCGGGTAGACGGGCCATTCAAAGCGGGTGATCGGGGTCGAACCGACGACATTCACGTTGGCAAGGGGAACTGTCTCAAGACTGGTTCACTCGTGCCGCGTGACGCTCTCCAGCCCGGCGGCTTGGATGTCACCAATTCCGTCGCCGTGGCTGGCGAGCATCTTGACGACACCTCAAAAACAGGTACGTTGACCTACGGTGACATCCGAAGGTTCTCGACCGCAGGACAATGCGGCCCTGCGTGCCTCATACGAGGCACGGGTGCGTGGCGACATTCCCTCGCCGACCACCGTGGGCCAGTTGGTGACGGCGTGGCTCTCCCACTGCCGCAGCAATTATCCTGCCCGCCCCGGCAAACGCTCGTCCACGTTCACCAACGCCAGGGATGCGACGCGGCCGCTTCTGGACTTGTACTCGGCACATCCGATTGCGGCACTGGGGCCGGTGGAGCTTCAAGCGGTCCGGCTCTACATGATAGATTCACGGCTGGCCCGCAAGACCATCAACGACCGCATCGCCCGCATCCGTCGCATGTACCGGTGGGCAGTGGACCGGGGCTGGATTCAGTCCAATTTAGTCGAAGGGCTAAATATCGACGGCCTGCGACGGAACCGATCGGCTGCGGTCGAGACGGAGCCGCATCAGGCGGTCCCAATCGATTCCATCATGCGGACGCTCCGGGACCGCAGGCTGTCACCGGTGGTCAAGGACATGGTGAGGTTCCAGCTTCGCACCGGAGCCAGGCCTGCCGAGGTCTGCGAGCTTTGCGGACGGGACATCGACACGTCAGCTTCGCCGTGGGTGTGGAAGCCGCCCCACAAAATGTCATGGCTGGAGCGGTCGCGGGTTATTCTCATCGGGGAACGGGCACAACTTGTCCTGCTCCCCCACTTGCAGGACGGCCCCTGCTTTCTTTCGCGGCGGAACAAGCCATACCGCATCGACAGCTACCGGCAGGAGATTGTCCGGGCGGCGGAACGCCAAGGCGTCGAGCGGTGGACACCGCAGCAGGTTCGAATGCGAACGGCGACCGAAGCCGCGACGGACAGCGAGATAGCCGCCAGGGACGTGCTCGGGCACGCCGACGTAAGGACCACGCGGAAGCACTACATCGACACGCGGCACTCGCCGGAGGCGATGAGGTTCGTGCGGCGGTTCGGGTAACGCTACAGCCTCTCATCATCGCATTCGCACAAGGAGGTGCCCATTGGTGAACAGCCAGGATGGTGCTTGTTTTCGCTTGTTTGAAGCCGAAGAAGATGTTGATTGGGTGCCGCCAAATCCGAAATTCAAAGCGGCACTCCGAACCATCGCCAAGAACACGGTCAACTACTTTTACTGCAATGCGGACGGCCGTTACGCATCGGACAAGTGGATGAAGCGTCAGGTCTATTTCCGGCATAAGAGCGAGCTTTGGAGGAAGGCGAACGAGGTGTGCCTCAAGATGTATGGAACCACGCTCCAATCCATGTTCCCTCGCATGAGCATCATCGCCCTGTCGGATTATTACGAGGCAATCCGGAAGTCGTATTACAAGCATTTCAGGGACAAGCAGAGTGTTTGCGACGCTCCGCTGTTCGGCGACAAGGCGTCCCTGTCAGTCATCTACGCATATGCGGCCACGCATGAGGACTGCCCGTCCCGCGTGCTGAAAATCGGCTTCACCACCAAGCCTGTGGATGATTACATCGAGAAGCAGAACAAGCACCGCAAGCCCGTCAAGCTCGGCTCCATGATCGGAACGAAGGAAGATGAGGCGGCGTTGAAAGCCCGATTCGGCAAATACGTGGCGGCGGGCGACGAGTTCTTTTGGCCCAACAGCGAGATTATCGAGTGGATTCGCGACGCCATGAAGGACGACCTCGCCGCCGGATTCGACAACATCATCAAGATTGAGTTTGGCTACAAGGGATGAACATGACAGCAGCAACATTTCCCCTCTTCGCCCCCCTCTCCCGCCGCACCGACCCCATCACCTCCCACATGGCGGAGCGGAAGCTTCGCCGCAGCGGCACGCTCGGCAAGCGGGCGGCGTTCGCCCTGGCGTGCGTGAGGGAATCACCGGACCGGACCGCCGCCGAGCTGGAGAAGAAGTACGGCGTCCGCGACGGTGTGATACGCAAGCGGCTGGCGGGTTTGGCGAAGGCCGGCCTCATCCGTCGCGGCCCCATCGCAAAGTGCTCGGTGACGCTGAGCATGTGCGTGACGTGGTATGTGCCGGAGGTGAGCACATGAAGCCCTATTACCACGACGAGGCGAGCGGCATCACCATCTACCACGGCGATTGCCGGGAGGTGGTTCCGACGCTGAGCGGCATTGATGCTGTCGTGACAGACCCGCCGTATGGCATTGCCGGCAAGTGGAAAGGCGGTTTTTCGACAGCTCATGGATGGGGTCGTGCAGGCCAGATGGCGAACAAGCGGAATGAGTGGGACACAGAACCGCCGTCGAAAGAAACCATCGACCTCATGCTCTCAACTGGAAGTCAGCACATTATTTGGGGCGGAAATTATTTCCAACTTCCTGTTTCGAGGTGCTGGCTGGTTTGGAATAAGCCCGAACGTGGATTCTCTCTTGCTGAGTGCGAACTGGCTTGGACTGACTTTGACAACGTGGCCCGTGTTTATGACTGCTGCCGAAGCGAACCAGACCGCGTTCATCCGACACAAAAGCCGCTTGCTTTGATGTCGTGGTGTATCAACAAAACTGATGGTTCAATCCTCGACCCCTTCATGGGCAGCGGCACCACGCTCGTCGCCGCCAAGCTCCAGGGCCGCCGTGCCATCGGCATCGAAATCGAGGAACGCTATTGCGAGATAGCCGCCAAGCGGCTGGCTCAAAACTCATTGTTTAGCATGGGAGGTGTCGCATGACATGAGAGTCAATTCGGCTGTGGGGATTCTGTGCAACGGAAGGCACCATGAAACAGGGAACAGGAGGTAAGCGTGTCCAAGGCGGAACGCGACGATAGTTTTGATGAGGATTTCGAGGAACTGGCCCAGAAGCCGCCTCCACTCACGCCCCAGCAACGGAAGGCGTTCATTGTCGTGATTCGCGACATCTGGTTCGGCGGCACCATCGCCGACGATGAGCGTCCGCGAATCTTGCTGCTGGTGAAGCGGTTCAGTCAGAAGAATCCTGACCCCAACGAAATTAAGCGACGCTTCAGCGTCTACCGGGAGAAGTACCCAGATTGGGCCGACACGCCCGAGTCCCTGTGCAAGCATTGGGGCCGGTGCGGCTCGAATCCAACGGCGAAGAAGACCGTTGAGCAGGTGCAACAGGAGCAGTACGAACGTCAATGGCGTATTGGTGACAGACACACCGCTTGAAGAATGGAGTGTGGTGCGATGGACAAGGCGAACGTGAATGGAGGCGTGTTGAAGGGTTCTTACATCAACGAAGCGATGGGCGAGAAGACGTGCTACGTCATTCGGGTCATCGACGAGTTCTATCCACAGAACAGCGATGGTCGAGGTCGCGGCGGAGCTGGACGCCGCACCCAAAGTGAGTACCGCTACAACCCGGTCAAGAAGACATGGGAGGTTCAGCCATGAAACTGAAGATCACCCGCGAGCCGTTCGAGTCGGCCCTGGCGTTCTGCGGACGAGTCATCCCCGCCCGCACGCCGCAGGAATCGCTCCGCAACGTGCGGCTGGACGTGGACGAACGTGAGCTGAAGGCGTCCGCGACGAATCTCAGCAGCCTCGTCAGCAAGTCCGTGGACAACGTGGACATCGCCTGCGGCGGCTCATGCCTCGTGAGCCACGAACTCCTGCACGGCATCGTCAAGTCGTCCGGCGACGAGGCGGTGTCGCTGGAACTTCACGGCGGCACGCTCGTCATCCGCACCGGCAGCGGCACATTCAAGCTGCCCACCGCCGGCCTCAGCACGTGGCCGGAGATGGACGCGGAGCTGGACACGCCGGATTCGTCCGTCATCACCACCGCCAACCACCTGCGGACGGCGTTGAAGTTCGTGAACGACGCCCAGGAAGAGTTTGAGGTGCAAGGCTATGCCACGACCTCCGTGCTGCTGGAGTCCACGGGCAAGAAGGCGTCGATGGTGGCCGTCAACGGCAACTGCATGTTCATCACGTCCTTCCCGTGCAGCGGAAGCGTGGTGGAGTCGATGCTGCTTCCGCCGTCACTCCGCACCTATCTCCTGTCGGAGCTGAAGGACGACGAGGACGAGTGCTCCATCGAGAGGCACGGCAACCGGTTCGCCATCCGTGTCGGCGAATCCGTGCTGTTTGTGTCAACGCTCTTTGAAGGCCAGTTCCCGCCATACAAGGACATGGTGGCGAAGAAGTGGGACGGCAACTTCACCGCCGGCGTCAAGACGCTCGACGACGCCGCCCGCACCATGCTCCTGCTGACGGACGAGGTGTCGCGGGCCGTCAACGTGGACTTCAACGGCAGCACCATCCGGTTCGCGGCGGCGACGGCCTCCATCGGAGAAGGCGACATCAGCGTCGGCGTGGAGTCCCTGGACGGGTGCAAGCCCATCGCCGCGAACGTGAAGCTGCTGCACGACATGTTGCGGCGGTTCGACGCGAAGCAGCAGGTCAAGGTGAAACTGGCGAAGACGATGGCCCGGTTCGAGCAGGGCGACAACGTGGCCGTGCTGGCATTGGTGAACAGATGAGACGCAAACCCAGCTTCAACATGCAGGATGTCCGCGACATTCTCATTCGGTTCGGCATCTCCTTGCCCGACCCATGGGAGGTCCTGAACCAAGTCCTTTCCGCACACGGCGTCGAGTATGCGGAACTCGTGAGCCGCCACCGGAACGAGCGTCTGTTCCGATGCCGACAGGAGGCCGCGAAGCAATTGCGTGAGAAGTGCGTCCTCAGTTGGCCGGAGATCGCGGCCATGTTCGGACGGAAGCACCACTCCGGCATTCATTCCGCCGTGAAGAGGATGAAGGAGGTCGCATGATGCCAGAGCTGACGCCGGAGATGGAAGTAATCATTGCCAACATTGTCAACAATGCGATGAAGCGGGATGAGTTGGTTATCGACATCGACATTGAGGATGCCATTCTCGAATGCTGGCCCCTCATCGCGGCCCAGGAACGCGAGGCTTGTGCGAAGGTGGCGGACGAGCATGGCCGCAAGAGCAGGCTGGAAATACTCGACCCCGTGTACAACGACGGGTATGGAGATGGCTCTGAGATGGCGGGCATGGCCATCGCCGCCGCCATTCGCCGGAGGGGAGAGGCGTGAAATTCATCATCCCCGTCAAGGTCATTTCGGAGGCGAACCAGCGGGAACATCCGATGGCACGTCATCGCCGGAAGCGAAAGCAGCAGGACGCCGCCGCACTCGTGTGTCGCCAGCACGACATCATCGAGCACTATCAACGCGACATGACCGTGCGTCTCACCCGCCTGGTGCCGAAGCGGTATCCGCGATTGATGGACTCAGACAATCTTGCCGGCTCGTTCAAGCACGTCCAGGACGCCATCGCGGACGAGATTCGCGTGAACGACCGTGACGTGAAGTGGGAGTACGCCCAGCGTGTCGGCGATGACTACGGCGTGGAAGTGGAACTTATTCAGGCGTAAGGAGCCAGCACATGAACTCGTACCTCATCGTTTGTGGAGCATTTGTCTTCACTGTTCTTATCATCTCGATTACTTGCGTGATCGACAGCGTAATCACAAAACGCCATGAGTACCGGATGAAATGTCCTCCGAAGGAATCCAGGGTCGCCAAGATTCCGTCTGTGAAGGCTGATCCGATGACTTTCACCACGAATGAATGGCATTGCGAAGTTACAAGCAAACCCCGACACAAACCCCGTCGCAAGCCCCGCACCACCAACCGAAAGGCCAAGAAGTGAACGAAAACTTGATTGAATCGGGTGCACTTCTGTCTCAGTGTCGTACATACCGGTACACCCTCTGGCGTATCTGGAGCGAAATTGAGCCATGCGTCGCATTCATCGGCCTGAACCCGTCCACTGCCGACGAGAAGAAAGACGACCCCACCATTCGTCGCTGCATTGGGTTTGCCAAGTCTTGGGGATACGGCGGAATCGTTATGTTGAACTTGTTTGCGTACCGCTCCACCGACCCCAGGAGGTTGCCTGCCGCCGATGACCCGGTTGGGCCAGACAACGATGGTCATTTGTGCAGCCAGCATTCCGCGTGCGTGATGACCGTTGCCGCATGGGGCGTTCATGGAGCGTTGCGGGACAGAGGCCGGGATGTTCATGCAATGCTTGGGAAATTGCATCATCTAGGCCTTACGAAAGACGGCCATCCCAAGCATCCGTTGTATTTGCCCGGCTCAACCCAGCCCATCGAATGGAACACCCCAACACTTTGCACGGAGGCTCACGCATGACCATCAAAACCAAGCCAGACGAGTCGGACGAGAAGCGGATTGTCCGCGAGGTCGAGAAGGCCCTGGACGAACTCAAGGCCACTGTGGAGCAGGCCAGGCGTGACGACGAGGCCCGGTTCGCGAAATATGACGAGCGGATGATGCTGCTGGAGCAGCGGATGGAAGGCTTGGAGCCGTCCGCTCCGCCGCTCCCCATGCTCTCCATCTCGTCCGCCTGCGAGGTGGATGTGCCCGGCGTCCCCATGCTGCCCGTCATCAGCGTCACGCCGGAGCGGACGAACGAGTACGTGGAGTACGAGTGCAAGCGGCTGCTGGGTGCGGACTACGCCAGCTTCAAAGGCTGGGTGGTCATCAACACGCGGGAGACGAACTTCACCGATGCAGTGAACGACATGGCTCGTGCCACGAACCATCTTCCGAATGCGTTGTTGATTGCGTATTCGGCACAGGGGAGTTGGCCTGCGGGGTATGAAGGCATCGCTCTGTCCGCTCCAGTTCACCACGACACACTGTTCAACATTGACGATGCAATCACGTACTCAGCCGGAATGGCCGCATGTCCCGTCATCGCTTTCATCTACGACCGTGGCCACGACGCGATGGAGAACGCCTTCTCGCTCGTGCCAGACGCCGACCTGTACCAGCTTGCGGCGTCGCTGAAGGCCGCAGGCGTCGCCGTGTGCCTCTGGAGCACGGGCCAGTACCTGCTGCGGCAGCCGGATTGCCCGCAGGCCATCCGCGACGAGTGCGAGGCACAAGGCGAGCCGCACGAGGTCTACATGGCCCGCCGCATCAAGCACTCGATGGCGGTGGTGAAGGCGGGCTACAACGGCACGCCGGCCCCCGAGCCGTTCGTGGTGGTGCCGAAGGTGGTGACGCCGCCCAACTTGACTCTTGTGCCCATTCCTGCGTCCGGCCCGATTGTTTTGGACAACATGAAGGACATGCTCGTCACCGGCACAATGACCGGACGGGCCGACGCCATTCTCGTGAACAATGGGAAGCTCGCCGAGAACATCGTGGTGCAGAACTTCGGTGCGTATGACCTCACGCACTCCGGCATCTACATCGGCAAGGGAAAGAATTGGACCCTGCATCAGGTCACTCTTCACGACAATCCGAACGGAAGCGAGGATGAGCGAGCACTTCGAGTCGCCGAGTGCGATGGGCTGAACATTACGGAGTTGAGCATCAGATGGCCCGGCAAGTCGCCCATCTGGCTTCTGAAGGTGAAGAACGTCGCGATGGATGGTGTCGTGACCACGGGCGGAGCATGGCGGCTGGGCATCAGGTTTTCTGACGACCATCTTGGCGTCGGCTTGTGCGAGCACTTCATCTCCAGAAACTTTGTCATCAACAAGCAGTCCGGCGGCGACGCCAACGCGATTGAGGCATGGGCCGGTTGCCATGACGTTCAATTCATTGGCGGAAACATCAACGGCGGCTCACATTGGCTGAGCATCGACAACAACAACACGGGCAACATTCGCTGGTCGAATGTCCACTGGAACGGGAACCTCATCACCGGATGGGAAGGCGTGCGGCTTGGCAGCATGACGCAGGCCGAAGCCATTGCTCGTGGGATTGGACCGTTATGAAGCACCGGCTCAAGCCCATCAACTCCGCAGATCGCCTGTACCTGAGTGCAGTGATCGCGGGCCTCGTCTTTCTGGTCTTCGCCTTCGGGCGGCAGAAAGGGTGGTGGTGAGGCGTCGGCTTGACAATCCTGGAGGCGAGACAACGCCGCACACGCGGCAGAATCGAGGACAGCATGACGAACGCATTGCTGGTCGCACTGTTCCTGCTCGCAACCAATGCGAAAGGAGGTGAAGGGCACATGCCCGAAATCCAGGTGTCCTTCTCGCCCGCGTTCGCCGTCCAAGGCAAGGGACACGTCGTCACGTTGTCCGACGACCAGTTCCTTGTCGCCACGGCGAACGACATCGCGATGGGCAGCGTGTCCAACCATCGCCAGCGGGTCGTCATCGAATCGCTCGTGGACCCGGAGATGTCCCTGTCGGTCGGCAACGTGAATGAGCAGGTGGCCCGTGCCACGGCGACCATGCTCTGGACGGGCGAGCAGCCCATGAAGTCAGAGGGCGGAGGGTCGCTGGGCTCCGCGTGTGCGGAGCGATTTTACGACCAGGGGATTGAGGACTTCGACACGTACATCTACGGCGGGTTCGCAACCTGCGGGCAGTTCCTCGAACTTGAGGACCAGGCCAAGTGCATGGCGGCTTACCTGGCAAGGTACTGGGACCAATGCTGCGAGGCGTGCGAGACCTACCGCCGGTGCTGCGAGGAGTTGGACGAGCCGCTGAACAGGATGATCCTGACCTGGTGTGCGGAAGTGCCGCCGTGCGATTGACGACACACCCCTCCCCGGACGGAAGTTCGGGGGCGGGAATTGAAAGGATGTGAACATGCCATGTCAAATGTGTGAAAAACGCGGAAAGAACTGGGAAGGCGGCGACCCTACATGTGCCTTCACGGACACGCTGTTCTCTCCGGACAACTGGAATTGTGCCACCGTGAACGCGATTCGCGACATCGTGTACGAAGGTCAGGAGTTGCAAGAAGGCGTCGCGTATCAATATTGCGACGACATGAAGTACGCCACCATCGATGTCAGCGACATTGAAGGTGTCATGGGTTATTGCCTGTGGGTGTGCTGGTACAAGAACCGTGGCGGAACCGACGCACTCTGGCTCCTCGACAGCAGGGACAGGCCGCGTCCTCCAACTGAGGGCGAATGCCGAAGAATCATCGAACATTACGAGGGCAAATCCGCATGACCTCCCCCTACTTCAACCCGTCATTGCACTCGTCCGGCAAGTCGCTCTTTGAGCGGAGGCCGGAGTGGAGGCCGCGTCGCGACGAATCACCTTTGGCCGCCCTCGCGGCGGGGAAGGAGCGGGGATGAGCGAACCCAGAGACGCAATGAAGGACGTGCATATGCCGAAGGTGCCTGCTCAGGTTCACGCAAGTCGGCTCGAATCCATCGGCCAGAGCATCGCGGTAGGTCACAACGCCATCGACCAACTGGCTCAATATCGGACGGGAATTGAGAACGCCATCCGGATGATGAGCGGCGACCCTGATGGCAAAATCCCGTGGGAGGATTGGTCGAAAGTCGATGAAATTCTCCAGTCCTATGCGGTTCAGTTTGACGCCAGCGTGGATGCGACTGCGGAACTCTCCCGCATCCGAGAGCTCCTAGGCCTGCCGGAGAACGGGGATGTGGTGGCTGAGATCGAGCGTATCGGTTCGCTGAAGGAGTGGATGCAGAAGTTCTCCCCCGACCAAGACACCGCAGGGGGATTGCTCAAGCTGTCGGATGAACTGCTCGGACTCCGCAAGCGAAACGCCGAGTTGGAGGCGGAGCTTGCGAAGTATCGTGGGACAACATGACCCACCCCCTCACACCACGGCAGAGGCAGGTCGCGGAACTTATCGCGGAAGGCCTTCGCTCCCGCGAGATTGGCGAGCGGCTGTTCATCAGCAGCCAGACCGTGGACCGTCACGTTGAGGACATCGCCCACAAGCTCGGCATCGTCGGGAACGTAAGGTTGAAGATAGCTGCCTACATTCTCGTGGGGACGATGCCCCAATTATCCGAGTAGGGGTTATTTCGGCGGCGAACCGCTTGTAATATCCATGCAGGAGTGCATGGATGCCAAGCTCAACACAATCACTCGGTGTTGGTCAAGAGGGGTTCCTTGCCGGGATACTTGGCAAGCAGTCGGGGCAAATCCTTCTGGGGTTCGCGATATTCATGTCTCTTTGGTTTTGGGTGGTCAAGCCTGAAATCAACCGCAGTCACGAGTTCGCCAAGACGATCGCTGACATCTCCGCCTCCAACGCAGACACGGCACGCACGCTCTTGAAGGCGAGCGAAGCCCTTGAATCCACCGCCAAATCGCTCTCGATGGCGACCATGGAACTCAACAAGGAACGTCCATGAGCATGACACAAATCATGTCGAATCTTGCGGCCCAGGCGGCGGCACTGAGAGCCAAGAAGCAGATTCAGGACCTCCAGGAGCTTGCCGACCAGCTTGAGCAGGAGGCCCAGCGGATTGAGCAGGCCATCGATGCACTGAACCGGATTTTCCAAAACCCCGAGTACATCGACGAATGACCTTTCTTCTTTCTCCCCGCCGTCCGTGGTCGCAAGCCACGGATGGCTTTGACAGATGTTCCACGACGACCCCAACCCACGCGGACATTACACCGACCCGCTCCATCGGCTGCGACGGGCGGAAGCGAAGGTTCGCAAGCAACAGCACGACGAGCCTCCATCGCCGTGGCTGCTGGTGTTCGGCATCGTCGCGTCCCTGGCCGTGATTGGCATGCTGATTTGGCTGGCGGGAGGGATGCCACTATGAACCCAAAGGAAAACACCATGAGATTCATTGCCCTGTTCGCGGCCTTGATGCTGGCGGGATGCCAGTCGGGCCAGCCCGTCGATTGGCCCACCGTCTGCAACACACTCACCGAAGGCAAGGCCACCGCTGAGGACTTCCTGCCCCTGCTGGAGCCGGAGCAGCAGGTGAAGCTCACCCAGGTCATCGCGTTGGTGGAGCCGGCCCGTGCGGCCGCGTGTGCCAAGGCGGAAGACCCGGACGCACCGGTTGACCCCGCCGCCCTCATCGATATGGCGTTGGAGGCCGCAATGGCCTATGTGCTGTCGCTGGAGGACCCGGCGAAGCAGCAGCGGGCATTGCTCGTCATCCTTGGCATCAAGACCGCGTTGCGGATCGCGGGGGCGGTGAAGGGATGAGCATGACCGAAAACACCCCCGACCAGATTCTCCACAAGGCCCTCGCCGCCGACGAGGCGTTGTCCGCAGGCGACCTCCGGGCCGGACAGCTTTACGTCCGCGACATCATCGTGGTGCTGCGGAACGCGGGCGTGGAGTTGGAGGCGGGGAAGATTGCTGGAAAGGACTTGAAGTAATGCTCTCAATCGCGGGATGGACGCCTATCAACGATGCCGCGTCTTCAGCGTGGTTTGATGCGGATACGCAAAAGAGTCTGAAGCTCGACCCCCATCCTGCTCCTGTTTGAAGCCACCAACGGACTGAAAGGGAATGGGCCACGGATGGCCTTGCTTTCAACAACCTACTACCAGCACACGGGCATCGAAATCGGCTCCACCTCCGGCTCCGGCACGGTGTCGTTCATCCCGTCGCCGTTCGAAGTGGGAGACCGGTACGCTGAGCGGCTGGTGACGACCTCATCCGCACTGGCCCGCATCCGTTTCGGGGCAAGGTCGGCGGACGGGGCACGGGCGGCGTTCTCGTCCAGCCCCACCTACGCCGAAGGGCCAATCACGTTCACGGAGGCTCCCGCCGCAAACAACGAAGAGTTCGCGGCGTGGACGACGCTCTCCGGGGCCACGCGGTTCGTGCAGTACCGATTGAACTCTGCCCGCAAGGTCGAGTTCTACGACGGTGACGCTTTGGGCGGCAATACGCCAACCTCCGTCACCACCGCCGCCCTGACGCTGAACACGCCCTACTGGTTCCAGTTGAAGATGACGCCTGGCGGAGCGGCCACGGCGTCCGAGCTTCACATCCGCACGATGAACAACACGCTGGTCGAAACACTCGACTGCACCGGCCACTGGAGCGACCTGTCCACCGCCGGCTTGGTGATCGGCCGGTTCTTCGACCAGAACGGGCAGAACCTTTCCATGAACGTCGGCGGGTGGTTTGCGTTCGACGATAGCTGGAAGGGTCCGCTCAAGTGCCGCACCGCCTACCGTCGCGTGAGCGGTCCGGGCTTCTACCAGGCATCGACCGCCGTGGGCAATGTCGCCACCGACTCCGAGCGTTGGCGGAATCTCCGCGACCTGATGAGCGAGAGCGAGTACCTGACGTTCACCTCCGCCACGGCGGGCGACGCCTTCACCTGCACCGTCGAGCCGTTCAGTGGCACCGCCCCGGACATCTATGGCGTCATCCCCATCTGCCTCACCAAGGACCATACCGGCGGGGCGGACGCGGTGCAGCAGACGCGGCTCCGCTCCGGCTCGACCGACAGCGACACCACCGACCGCACCATCGGCATCGCGTCCACGGAGCTTTACGGCGTCTACCGAACGACCGACCCTTCCACCAGTGCCGCATGGACGCTGGCGGGCGTGAACGCGGCCCAGGTCGGCGTGGAGTTCCGCAGCACGGCGGACTTCCGGTTCTACTCGGCGGGGATGTTGATGGCGTATGACGGGAGCACGGGGCAGATTTCCGGCACAAGCATTCCACTCGCGTACAAGCACTTAATTTTGGGAGCCGCGTGAAATGGGACTCCGTTATCTCACCGTCACAACGTCCGGCAACACCGCCGCAAACATGGCTGACGCTTCCGGCAAAGAAGCGGGGGCTGTCGGAGTCATCACTGATGTCGAACTGAGCGGCGGCACGGACACCAGTGCCGACATCACCATCGCCGACCCGGTTGGAACGGTGTTCAGCGTGACCAGCGTGGACCTCACCACCACGCTTCGTTACAAGGTCGATGACGCCGCCATCAAGAGAAACGCAGTCGCCGGCAAGCTCACGGTGACTCCGGCCAACACGACCGGGGCGGCTGTCGTGCGGGTGTGGGTCTCAGAAAACAGGTAATGGTCGCCATCGCCAACATCAAGGTCGAGCGTGACTACACGCTGTACGGCGGCCTGGCGGATGTCAGGGACGACATCCTGTCGGGCCGCATGCCGCCGGAGACGCTGGTGGAAGGTCCGTCGCGAACCGGCAAGAGCCTTGGCATCGGCCTGGCCCTCGCGGGTCTCATGGAGGAGCAGCCGGGGACCAAGGTGCTCATCGTCCGCAAGACCCTGAAGTCGATGCGGGAGACCGTCCTGGCCACCTGGGAGGACGAGGTTCTTCCGTCCGGCCACGAGGCGTTGCGGGCCAACAACCGCCACTCGCAGAACCCCCGGTACCAGTTCAACAACGGCTCGCTGGCCGTCGCCACCGGATGCAACGGCCCCGACGACATCGAACGCATCAAGTCGTCGGAGTGGGACATCATCTGGTTCAACGAAGCCACGGACGGCACGTTGAACGATTGGGAGACGCTGCTGACCCGCCTCTCCGGCAAGGCCCCCATCGGCCGCTTCGCCATCGCGGACTGCAACCCCGTGGCCAAGACGCACTGGCTCAACCGCCGGGCCTCGACGCCGAAGATGCGGCGGGTCAAGACCACACTGGACGACAACCCGCGATTCGTGGACCAGCGGACCGGCGAGTACACCGAAGACGGGATGCGATATCTTCGCGTGCTCGACAATCTCACCGGCGTCCGCAAGCTGCGGCTTCGCCACGGACTTTGGGCAGTCGCCGAGGGGGCGATCTGGGGGAACTTCAACGAAGACGTCCACATCATTGACGCCGCCATCAAGCCCAACGTGCAGAGTGGCTTCTATGAGCTTCGGTTCAATGATGGCCGCGTCGTCCCCTTGACATGGTTCTTCGCGGGCGTGGACTGGGGCTGGCGTGCTCCGGGATGTCTCCTGGTGTTCGGAATCGACAAGGACCGCAACGCCTACTGCATCCATGAGATTTACATGACCCAGAAGGACAAGATTTGGTGGGCGGAGAAGGCCGAGAAGCTGCGTCGCAAGTACGACATCCAGCGGTTCGTGTGCGACAGTGCCGAGCCGGACTCCATCGACCTGTTCAACAAGCGGATGGGCAAGGTCGGCGGCCACTGGATTGCCCAACCGGTGAAGAAGCACGCCCTGGGCTTTGAGGCTTCGGCGTCCATCGTGCGTGAGCGGCTGGACCGTGGCGGGCTGTTCTTCCTTCGCGACTGCCTGGATGAAATCGACCCGTTGCTGGTCGAGGAACGCAAGCCCGTAAGCGTGCTGGAGGAGATTCCGGCCTACGAGTACCACGAGGTCAAGGACGGGCAGCCCATCAAAGAGGAACCCAGGAAGGATGGCGACGACCACGGCTGCGACGCCGTGAGGTATGGCATGTCCTTCCTCGACGACAACAACTGGCAACCCGTGCCGGAAGAGAGCAAGTTCAAGCCCGGCAGCTTCGGAAGGCTGCTCGGGCACGACACCATGAAATTCAGGAGATCAGCATGACCGTGACCGAACCGTCTGTTCAATTTCCAAAGAAGCGAATGGGGCGTCCAAAGGGGAGCAAGAACAAGCCGAAGGATTGGCGTGATTCTCCTGCAATCATGTCTGCTCCTCCAGAAATCGAAGCACTGGCCAACAAGACGGCTGCGGACATCGAAAGAATTGCGAAGCAATTGCAGCCTGTACATGAAACCCCCGATCAGAAGCGTGCCCGCCTCTTGGCGGAGCTTGCGGAACTTGCCCCGCAGTCATCTGCCCCAGTGGGTCCCAACTACTGGACGATGACCCACAACACCCTCAAGGCCCTGTGCGTGAGCAAGAGCATCATCGACCGCACCGGCACGAAAGAGGGCATGGTGGGAGCGTTGCAGGCCGAGGACATGAAGGCTGGGCTTCAGCCGCACCCGCGTGAGAACGAGCAGGCGTTGAGCGGCTTGCGGCCGAGCAACACGCCCGTCCATGCCGAGCCTCAGAACCGCGACTCCATGCGAATCATCGACGCGGACGGCAACCAGTACGCGATGGTGTACCGCATCGGCCGCAACGTGAACGGCACGCCGGTCATCATGGACATGGAAGGCAACGCGAGGAAGATCGTCGCGGCGTTGAACGAGGGGAGAATCTGATGAAAATCAAACCATTCGAGGACTTCATCGTCGTCCGGCCGCTGGAGGTCAAGGAAGGCCCCCGGCCGACGAAGATTCACCTCAGCCAGAAGGCCCGCGAGCAGGCCGGAATGTTCGACATCGTGGTCGCCGAGGTGGTCGCAGTCGGCGAAGGCCGGCTCCTGGAGTGCGGCATCCGCCGGGACATGGGCGTCAAGGAGAAGGACCGCATCATCTTCCCGATGCGTGGCATCCCGCAGTTCCCGCTCGCCGAGACGGCGATATGGCAAGCCAACGGACGCCAGCTCCCTCCGCTCATCGTCATCAACGTCGGCCACATCCTCGGAGTTCTGGAGGAGGTCGGCAACATCGAGTTCCAATACGCGGAGAAGACTCCGACGATTTCGGAGGACTGACGATGGAGTTTCCTCGGAACGGAAGCATTGTCTTCATCCGCGTGTACCCCATGTACGAGGGAATCACCCCCTTCGCCATATGGCATAGGTTGGATGACGCCGACACCATCACATTCTGGTGCGACTGGGTGCGTGAAGACGAAGACGCTCGGAAACGCATCGCGGAAAATGTCCGGCGATTCGAGGACAACGGCGTAAGCGTGAATCAGGAGTGGCTTCGTTCGGGAATGTTCGCACTGAGCTGGAACTTCATCAAAAAGGAGTCAATGCAATGCGTATGAACAAGACCGGCAAGGGCACGGGCTGCACCTCGCAGGGAAGCAAGAAGAATGGCGGCAAGAAGCGTCCCAAGGGCTACTGATGGTCATCCACACCGACTTCAATCAAGGCATCCAAATCTTCGTCGGCAGCCAGCGAATCACCGTGCAGGCCACGGTCGAGAAGGGCATGATGCGGTATTGGGTCGGAAAGCCCCAAGACGTGTCCGTGGAGATGGTGCAATGCCGGACATCGACAAAATCCCCCTTGGGGGCCAGGTATCCCAAGGTGAATATGTAGGACAAGCCTGCATGTGCCCGCTCTGCGGTTTCGTGACGTTCACGAACGATCAGGAGTACGTGTGCATGTGCGGACGTAAGATGACGCGAACGCAACAGAGGGCCGTCTGCCCGAATCCCGGAATCATGGGAATAGGCGGACGGCCCGATGCTCGACGTATCAGCGAAGAACTTGTATGAAGAGGTCTGCTCCGCCGAGCGGTTCCGCGACGCCCACCTCTCGCGTGTTCCGTCGATGGTCGAGAACTACGTCGGGGACAGCTACCGCACCGACCTCAACGGCCAATGGTCGGAAAACAACTATTACGAGTTCATCCGCCTCACCACCGGCAAAATCATCTTCGACAACCCCAAGACGCGGGTGAAGACCCGGCGGCCCGCCACGCAGCGGCTCGTCGCCCAGGCGATGCAGTACGGACTCAACCGCTGGGTCCGCGATGTCAAGCTCCGCCGTCTCCTGAAGCGGGTGTACGCCGCCCAGTGCTTCTGCTACTCCGTCGTGCAGACCGTCATCGAGCCGCAGCCGTGGATGGACCCCCGCAAGGCGTCCATGCCGCACTGGCCGCAGTGCTACGTCATCGAGTCCGACCGGTTCGGCTTCGACCCGCTCTGCACCTGGTTCGGGGCGGCCCGCTACTCGTTCCACAAGTTCGTCCGCGACAAGGAGGACCTGCTGGACGAGGCCGAGATGCACCCGGAGATGGGATGGAACACCGACGCCATCAACGCCATCGGTGCGGACTCCGGCATTGAAAACCTCAAGCGTGGCGGCTCGTCCGACCGCCAATCGCTCACCCGCAAGGAGATCGTGCTGTACGACGTGTGGGTGCCGGAGATGGAGACGGGCGACCCGCAGATGGGCTTCCACGGCACCATCTACACCATTGCGGCGTCGCCATCCAGCGACCGCAACGGCGGAGACTACGGCTACATCCGCGAGCCGCGTCCGTACTACGGGCCGCGATGGGGTCCGTACACGCTCTTTGGCGTCTATCCCGTGCCGGGCGACCCGTATCCGCTGGCTCCCTTCGTCGCGACGAGGCCGCAGAGCCAGGACATGAACGACGTGGCCCGCTCCACGAACAAGGCCATCAACGAGTACAAGCGTCTGGTGCTCTGCTCCGCCGAGAACCCCGACCTGGCGATGAAGCTGAAGAAGCCCGACAACCTGGTGCTGACGGTCAAGGGTTTCAACAAGGACCAGGTGGAGGTGATTGAAATCGGCGGCGTCACCGAGCAGCACCTCAAGCAGCTCGAAATCATGCTGGCCCGCGGCGACCGGAACATCGGCATCAGCCAAACCCAGCAAGGCAAAGTGACCGGGGCCACCGCGACCGAAATCGCCGAAGTTGGGGCCGCCGCCAGCGACTCGCTTTCCTACATCAAGCAGGAGTTCACCGACGCCGTGGTGCAGGTGCTCGACAGTGCCGGATGGGCCTTGTACCACGACGACCGCATCGAGTTCCCCTTGGGCGAGGACGCCGCCGCCGCGTTGGTGGACCCGATGACCGGCCAATCGATGGTCGAGCCGTGGTTCGCGGGCGGTTCGCACCTGGACGACTCCGGGGCCAAATACGACGACCTGGAGCTTGAGATTGAGCCGTACAGCATGGAGCGGATGAACGAGGCTCTGATGCGTGCCCAGTACGCCGAGATGATGGAACTGGCCATCGCGTCCGCCGCCGTCATCCCGACCGCCCCGTTCTTCGATTGGAAGAAGCTGTTCGACAAGGGCGGCGAAGTGATGAACGACCCGACGTTCGGCGAGTTCTACAACGCCGAAACCGCCAACGTGATGCAGATGATGACCGCCCAGCAGCAGGTCATGGAGCAAAAGGAGACAGGGACGAGCATTCAGGTCAATCAGGCTGCGGCCGCGGGCCAAATGGTGTCCGCCGCTGTTGATGCTCAGAAACCGGGTCTGGAGCGGGAGAAAATCGCCACGCAGCGGGCGGGGTTGGCCCAGAAGAACGCCCAGAAAGGCAAGCCGAAGAAATAATGCCGACTTACATTTACGAGCGAATCGACACCGGCGAGCACATTGAAATCGTCCAGTCCATGAAAGACGACCCTTTGGCGGAAATTGATGGCAAGCCTGTCCGCCGCATCATTACTTCGCCCCAGCTCTGCGGCGTGGAACGCAAGACATGGGGATACCCGCGGGTTTCCAACCAGCTCGACGAGCATGTCAAGGGATGCAAGATGGTGCGGACCAAGCTCCCAAACGGGAAGCTCTCCCGGCCCAAGCCGCTGATTGAATCGCTCCGGCACGAAAAAGAAGTCGCCAAGCGGAACAATCTGGTGGAAGCCGACTTGTCAGACAGTTGAAATGTGCGATATTGTGATAGCAACGAGTTCGGGCCGTCTGCCCATCACCCCGTCAGGGCAGACACATGGCCGACACCGACAACACCGCAACCGAAACCACCAACGCCATCGCCCAGGCCGACGCCGCCGCTGAAGCGGAGCAGGATGCCGTGCTGGCGAAAATCCTCAGTGGCGACAACGCGGAGCCATCCAATGAACCCCCCGGCGACCGTGCCCGAGACGAGCATGGCCGCTTTTCATCGTCGAAGGAAAAGGCTGAGAAGCCCGAAGCGAAGACCGCCGAAACCCCGGAATCCAAGGCTCTGCCGGAAGGGGTCAAGGCGGAAGACTATCGCAAGGCTTTGAAGGCTCTCCAGTTCGACACCACGCCGCAGAAGGTCATTGACTCGCTCGACCCGTCCGAGGTCATCGAATGGGGATTGAAGCGGTCCAAGAACCATGCGGACGTTGAACGGCTCAAGGCGGACCTGATCAAAGCGAAGGCGTTGCAGACCAAGGCCACGGCGGAAGCCACGAGCGAATCCTCCGAACCGGACTGGTCGAAGCTCATCGAGCCGGTCGCCAAGAAGTTCTCCGACGACTTCAGCGTCGACATGTCCGAGCCGTTGAAGGCTTTCGCCAAGCAGCTTGCGGAGACCGTCTCCGCGTCCAACCAGGCCAAGTTGCAGGAGCAGCAGGCCGTCATCGACGCGATTCAAGGCCAGTTCCGCAGCCAGCAGCAGGAAGCCGCACGAGCCAAGTTGTCCGAAAAGTACGACTTGGACAAGGACGAGCGGTGGCAGCGGGTGCTCGAACATCGCCAGGCGGACAAGAACGAGTACGCCAGCGAGCACGACGCCATCCAAGCCGCCTGCCGTCACGAGTTCGCCGAGGAAATCATCGCCAATTACGAGGCCAAGCTGAAGGAGCAGCACAAGCTCCGCTCCAACGGCCAGCCCACCGCCGAGCACAAGAAGACGCCGCCCAAAGCCATGTCGCAGGAGGACGTCGAGAACCAGATTCTCGGCCACATCCTCGACGGCAACCACGAGGCGGCAGCACGGCTCGGCCGCCGGTCGCAGATGAGTGCGTCCGAAATGATGGCGATGCAAGCCTGAGGCGAGTAACAAACGCACCCCTCCCCGTCTGGGATTCAAGGATGAAACCAGATGCCAGGCACCGCACTCAGCAACTTCACCGACTTCGTGAAGTTCACCGGCCCCGCGTACTTCACCAGCTCTGACAAGTTCCTCAACGAAGCCGCCAAAACCACTTACTCCCTCCCGATGTTCCTCAAGGGCAAGGGGATGGACAAGGTGATTCAGTCGGGCGAGAACATCAAGGACGACGTGATGTTCGACGAGGCCCGCACGTTCCAGAACTACCAGCCCAACGCCGAATTTACCTGGACGCAACCGCAGGTCGCGACCGAGCAGTCCATCGAGTGGCGGTTCTCCATCGACCACATGTCATGGACCGACCACGAAATCACGCTGAACATGAACAGCGGATTCTCGCGTGAGTACGCGATGGTCCAGTACAAGAAGCTCCGCAAGAAGCTGGAGCAGCGGATGTGGACCTCCATCACCAACGGCATGGAGGAGAAGCTGTGGGCCGGCTCGCCGACTCACGCGGACATGGAGGCCGCCAACGGGTCCGAGCAGTACTCCCTCCTCGCCCTCATCACCGAGGACGTCACCAACTATCACTGTGCCTCCGGCTCATGGGTGACCATCGAGGGCATCGACCCCGCCACCGAAACCAAGTGGCGGAACCAGGTCTCCACGTACGACTACGACGACCCGGACGACACGGACGGCGACCGCGACGGCCTCATCGACAAGTTCGACGAGATGCTGACCAACGTCGGCTTCGAGGCTCCGGCGTTCCACCGCGAGCACTTTGAGGATTCCTCGTCCAGCAACACCAAGTACATCTTCTGCTCCAACGGCGGGTTGAACCTGTACAAGGCGATGCTGCGGGCGAGCAACGACACGCTGGTCCGCAAGACCGACGCCTCGTACTCCGGCGTCACCTTCGACAGCATCCCGCTCAAGCGGGTCGCCCAGCTCGGCACCGTCAGCCACGTCTGGAACACCAACACCACCGCCGGCACGGAGACGGGGTACGCCACGGACGGGTACCGGTACTTCTGGATCGACACGAACTACATCACGCCGATTTACCACAGCGAGCGGTACTTCTTCAAGAAAGACCCGTTCTTCCTGGAGAAGCAGCCGTACACCTGGGTCTGCCCGGTCGACATCTGGTGGAACGTGTTCTGTCACAGCCGCCAGCGTCTGGGCATTGTTGCACCTCAGTGATGAGCTGCGATGAGTGAGCCACGCCCGTCCGGCGTGCTCATCAACAAATCCAAGGCCGTCTGCCACAACCTCCTCGACCCACATGGGCCGGGAAAGGAGCTCGCAGATGGCATTTCCCAACACTCGACTCATCGGTTCTGGATTCGCACCTGGCCAGGCGGTCCAGCAGGACTACGAGTTCTTCGACGACTTCCTTGCCGGAGGCTACGGCACGTCCAGCGGACATAAGTTCGCCTCGACCGCCGACGTGTCGGAGTGGCTGTACACCGCCCTGACCGGCACTCCGACGTTCATCATCAAGGACGCCGCACGCGGAGGCATTCTCGCCGCCGCCACCGGGGCCGCGACCGACAACCACGGCTTTGAGTGCCAGTTGAACGGCGAGTGCTTCGCAATCACCGCCGACAAGGACATCTACTTCGAGATGCGGTGGGCTTCGCGGAACTCCGTCACCGCCATCGACTGGGTGTGCGGACTGGGCACGACCGAAACGTCGTTCATGGCGAACCTGTCGGCGAACTTCATCGGCTTCACGTCCGGCTCGTCGGCGTCCGCCGCCGTGCTTGACGGCGGTGCGGCGAACATCATCGCCCGCTGCATGGAGGACCAGTCGGCATGGACCGGGACCGGCAGCAACCTCGACACCGGCTCGGACCTGGTGGCCGGCACGATGGTGACGATGGCGTTCTGGGTGCAGATGAACGGCTCCAACGCCCGCGTGCGGTTCTACGTGGACGGCAATCAGAAGCACGAGACGACCACGAACGTCCCGGACGCCGGCGACGCCCTGACGCTGATGTTCGGTGCCCAGAACAACGGCACCACGCAGGCCATCATGGACATCGACTACATCTACGCCGCCCAGAAGCGTTGAGCGTAACCAAGACGTTGCATCAAACCGCCGGGGAAACCTGGCGGGATGATTTGAATGGCCCTTACGTTGGCAAATCTTAAGTTGCACGCCCAGCACGCGGCGACGCTGGACAGCACCACGCTGCCGCCCGGCACCACGTCCGACGCGGCGGCTGGCCAGATTGTCAATCAGGCTGGCCGCTATTTGTTCAAGCACCTGTGGAATTTCCGCATCGCTCCGCCGGCGATTGTCGGGTTCACGGCTCCCATCAGCGTGACCAGTGCGACATATGGATTGACGAACAAGTCCATCACGAAGACCAGTGGATTCAGCAGCTATACATTCGCCAAGGGCGACATCTTTGAAGTGACGGCGGGGACCGGAGCGACGACCGGCCTGTACACCATCACGTCAAAGGAAAGCAACAACGAGATTCGCCTGGCGACCGCCATCGGTGCGGCGGACGGAATCACCAACGTCAGCGGAACCATCGAGTTCCCCTACGTCAACCTACCGAGCGACTTTGGAGACCTCATCGCCCTTGAAATGAACTCCACGTATGCGTGCGTGTTCCTGACCTCGCTGGAGGAAGTCATCTCCATGCGGCTTCGCAACGTCGCTGTCAACGCGAACCACTATCGAGCGGCGGTGGTTCAACCGGGGCAGACGGCGGCAACCAGTGTTTTGCCGGTGGCGAGGCTTGAGCTTGACCACGCACCGACCGCGGCCGACCCGGACGTGATGTTCGTCATGTACCGGAGGTCGTGGACGACGCTCTCCACCGACACGCATTACGCGGAAGTTCCCGAATGGGCGGAGGACCTGCTCGTCGAGTACATCCGTGCGTTCGCCGAAGGCTACATGAACCGGCACGGCGACAGCCAGGGGATTCTCCCGGTCGTCACCACCAGCGACCGCCTGGCGGACATTGACACTGGCCCGCTGTTCAAGATGACTAAGGAATACGACGGCCTCATCCAATCGGATTACGGCCCCACAGGGGATGGCCCGGCGGGTCATCCATATCACGCAACAACGTGGCGTTCGCGAACGTCTGGTGCGGTCGCCGACCCTGCTTGAGTTAGGACATCAACATGCCCGCAAATGAAACGACACGAGTTGGCCGTGCCATCTATGACGAGCGGTCGCGGACGGCGACGCTCACCAACAAGACGCTCACGTCTCCGACCATCACCGCTCCGACGATTTCGGGGGCCGTCACGAACAGCGGAACCCAGACGCTCAGCGGCTCCACGACCATCACCCGTGCGGGCGAGATCGTGGAGGCCGACTATGACCCCGGCTCCCGCGTGTACTTCCGCTCCTCGTTCGAGGGCCGGGCGTACAGTGCCACGGTCATCTCCGACTGGTCGAACTTCAAGTCCGTCGCTTCGGCGAACCTCGACTGGGTGTTCAGCCGCTCGGCGACCAACGCCATCGCACGCGGAAGCTCGGACGGGGCGATGGTGCTCTCGGACTCCAACTCCAGTGCGATGTGCTTCATCCGGCCTCGCACCGGCTCGCGTCTGAACAAAATCAAGTGGAACACCTCCCGCTCACCGCGATTCCGCTGCGTCTTCAAGACCGGGGCGAGCATCGCCGACGAGCGATGGCTGTTCGGCCTGGAGTCCGTCGCCCGGCCGAAGTACCTCCGCAACTCCGCCGGCGACTCGAATCGCGTGGAGATTTACTTCCACCAGAACGCCGACAGCCGCATCCATGCCCGCAAGGCGGCCGGCGGCTCGTCGTCCTCGGCCACGCTGACCGGGGTTGTCGCCGCCGACACGGTGTATGACCTGGACATCCGGGTCGATTCGTCCCGCGTCGTGACGGTCTACGTGAATGGAACGCTGCTGAAGACGTTCACGACCGCCCTGGCCGCGAGCAAGGCCCTCATCCCCATCATCGGGCACCAGTCCGAGGGCGGGAAGCGTGCCATCGCCCTCTACTACATGGAGATGAGCCAGGACTTCGGTTGATGACCAAGACCATCCACATCCTTGACTTCGACCGCATGGCGAACGCCGGCGGCAGCGAAGTGGTTGGCACGGCCAAGGATTTGATTCGGGACGCACACGACAACCCGATTCAATGGCTGCACAACGCCCATGCCCATCCAGACGACCGCCAGCGGGCATTTCTGGTCGGACGGGGATGGTCGGCCACCAAGAAGCGACGCCGACACATCGCGGAGGCCGGCATCCCCGTCATGGCCATCAACGACTATCCGAAGGACGCCCCCAAACCGAGATACTGGGTGGCCGGCGACCCCGCCGGTTACTACAGCAACCGGATTTGGGGCGACCCGGACGTGATGAAGTTCTCTCCCATCGGGAGCTGCAAGTCCATGCGTCCACGCGAGGACGCCTACGCCCCGGCATTGACGCCCAAGGACGCACCCAACACGCACTTCTATCACCAGGTCAACAACGACGTTGACGTGGAGAGCTGGCTGCACAAGCCCTGGATCAACTGGGGCATGACCATCTTCGGCGAGCATGTGCCCAGCACGTACTTTGAAAGCGGGGCGGCCCGCTCGTCGATGCTCTGCGGGCTGCGTCTGCTGTGGCACCTGGGGTATCGGGAGGTGTACCTGCTCGGCTGCGACTGCACGCCGGGCCATCATCCGGCCCCAATGTACTGGGCTTCGGTGCTCGATTACGTGCAGAAGCTCAGCCCGACGTTCAAAAGGTTTGGTTATTCGGTCCGTCAGACCAATCCCGACTCTCATCTCCGCACGTTCGAGTTCGCGGACTTCGAGAGTGCCATCGCTTGACGCGATGTAAGGACGGTCGCGGATGGCAACCAGAAAACCGGACTCAATCGGTTCAACGACGAACCCGCCGGCAGGCTCGACGCTCATCAAGCAGTCGGGCGGCACCTTCGTCCTGAAGATGCACGAGTTCGATTTCGAGCACTTCCTGCACCATTACGAGGAGGCCACCGGAGACGGCGACGCCGACCCGGTGTACGAGCACAACGGGATGCAGCGGGGGCGTTACACGATTCGCGGCGTCGCGGTCACCGCCGCCGCCATTGGTTTGGCGAACCTGAGTTCCGCGAGCAATCCGGGCACCGTCAAGCTCAAGCTGGACTCCACGGCCGACGCCGGCTCCTTCCACAACTTCACTGCCCTGGTGCTTCGGGTGAGCGGCCGGTGGAAACGCGGCCGAACGCTCATGCCGCTGGCCATCGACTGCATCATCACCACCACCGCCGAATCGAGCCTGGAGGCTTCGACCTAATGGCCATCAAGACCTGGAAGGGTGGTGCGACTCGCGTAAGCCAAGTCGCCACCTGGACCATCAGCAGCAACACCAACGGGCACACGTTCATCCTGAGCGTCACGCATCCCTCCGGCGTCCCGACAGACACCGTGGAAATCGTGAACGAGACTGCCGACGGCGTTTTGACGACCACTCAAATCGCGAGCAACATCGCAACCGAATGGAACGCCAGCAATCACGACTTCGCCGCCGCCGTCACCGCACAAGCAAGCTCCAATGTCGTGACGTTCACGGCTGATGTCGCAGGCGTCCCTTTCATCATTTCCAAGTCCGGCACCGGCACCTCCACGCTGACGACCACCACGGCCAACAGCGGTCCGAACGACTACGGAGTTCCAAGCAACTGGGCGGAGGGTGCAATTCCCATTGCAACGAACGACGTGCGAATCACCGGGAACGTGGACATTCTCTATGGCCTGAACCAATCGTCGGTCGCATTGGATGACGTCATCATCGAAGGCTTCACCGGCCGCATCGGCGAACAGTCACACTTGCTTGCGTTCGACCCGGCGACACTGACGATTGATTGCACCGGCAACGTCCACCTTTTGCTCGGCTCAGTGACGACCGTTCGGGTGCTCAACACCGGCAGCGGACACAACAGTTCCGGATTTGGATGCTTCCTTGTTGGGGCTGGAACGACGACGACGCTGGAGCTGATTGGCGGAAGCACGAACGTCAGCCAGTTTCATGACGCCAACATGACAATTGGCACTTGCCACATCGAAGGCGGTCGCAATTACATCGGCCCGAACATCACGTTGACGACGTTCCGGCAGACCGGCGGCGACAACACGCTGGAAGGAATCTCCGGGGCCACCGTGACGACCATCACTGTCGATGGCGGCGACCTTTTCGCACATGGGGCCTTCGCCACCACCACCGGAACACAGAACGGCGGCAACGTCACATGGGAGGTGACGGGAGCCTGCACGACTTACAACGCCCGTGGCGGACTCCTTGACCTCTTGTTCTCCAAGAAGACCAAGGAGATCACGACCATCGTCCAGAACAACTGCACCATCCGATACGACAAGTCTTTCCTCACCAACACCACATGGACGGAGAACGTCCCGATGGAGAAGAAGCCCGCCCTTTCCTCAGCAGGAAAGAGCGTGTTCCGATGACCTATGGCATTCAACCGCAAGAAACGAAGAGGACTTCCCGCCCCGCGTTCCCGCAACGCCGGAATGCCTTCCGAGCAGGACCAGGAAGCGATGCTCAAGGGGCTTTCGGACCGCGATGTAGAACGCATCA